CATGATGACGTGTCATACAAACTCCCCATCCAAATTCTCCAAAATTTGGAATTCTTGCGAGAGGTCTTCCTCTACACAAACTAATCCAAAATTCGGATTTCTTTCACGTGGTGTATATGCGCAACCGACCCCCCCTGTTTTTGCCCCACCCATCCGGACGTGGGACGGTCGCCGATCGGCAAGTGAATTCCTTTTTCGCTCGAGGGAGAAACCTATTTTATATGACTGTTATTGGATGATACTATGAACAAGCCCTTTAGCGCGAGCAACTTACGTGACGAGCCGTGCAATAACCACTCCGAAGCCATCCACAACCCTCGCAACCCTCCTCAGTACGAGCCGTTCTGGATGTTTGATATCCGTCGCGCTTTGCGCCGCATCGACGCCCAACGAATCGCCGGTCGTAAGGCGAGACATGCCATACGTTTTCCCGTTGGGTAAGGTGTTAGAACGTTGCAAAGTGGAAATTTGCCCGCGTTTCGGCATCGAACAGCTTAGTTGAGCTCTCGCAGTCTTGCCTTGAGGCAAGCGCTGTTCGACGGCGCATGAGCGCCTAAGCTCTCAGCGTAGCAATTTGTGAACGCTCACGGCAAGCTTTTTTTGTGATTAATTTTTTGAGCGTTCAGGCGGAGCTGTTCTGGGGTTGTGTTGATGAAGGGGATATCGATGGCGTTAGCGAGTGGCGAATCATTGTGAGCGTGTTCCAAATGGAGGCTAATAGCGACTGGTTTAGGTGCTGGCCAGGCAAAGAGTTTGGAGCAAGCGTCGATGAGGAACTGGAGTTGCCGGATAGCGGAGGCGTTGAGTTCTGGTGGGGCTTGAGCTGCGAGCTGGCAGAGGTTGGCGAGAGCTGTGGCCAAGTTTGAGCGGGAAGCAGCGGAGAGCGAACTGAACTCGGCGCTGTTATAGATGCGCGAGGTAGCGATAATGGACAAGGCTTGGTCGCGCTGTTGGTCGCGTTTACGGCGTTCCTTTTCGGAGATGGGCGGTAAAGGTTTTCTCATGATAAGAACCATAATTTAGGGTGGGCTAATCTCCGCGTGTCAAGCGCGGAAAATTGAAGGCTGCAAAAGCCTCTATTGCCTCGGAAATCTAAGTAAATGCATGCTAATACTTGACAATCGATACAATGCGGTCTAATGGTATCGTCGACCGTGATTTTTTTAACGTAACCAACCCCAAATCAAATAGACCAAGTATGATCGATTCAAGACTTCCTGACACCATCCTTTGCGCTGACGGCGCAACGTGGAAAACCGCGGAACTCTCCCGCGCCATGTTGCAAAGCTATCCGCGCGATGCCGTGCGCGAACTGGCCAAAGCCGTGCACAAACACAGAGGAACTTCGTTGCCTTCTTTAACTTGGATAGGCCAACGCGCAACCGTAGACCAGCTCATTGCGCTGATATTAGGCGATTTTGTTGAGCAAGTGAGCGTAAACGAACCGCAACCTGTGCAAGTGGACGAAAGCGGAGCGTGGACGCCGACCATGAACAAGCCTTTTCCCGATTTGAACCCGAAACCCGTAGACGACATGGAACGCGTGCTGGGTAACAACGGCCAGCATGACATCGTTTCCGATCTCCGGGACGTGCTTGGCCGGTTGGGTATCGCTTCGAAAACCGAAGTGAACATGGAGAGCGTGCAAGCCTATGTAGACGACAGATTGCACGGTTCCATCGGAGAGCTTTGCCAAGCCATCGATACCTTGCGTACCGAATCGGCCGTCGACGTGGCCAACCGTTTCATGGAGGAAAAAGCGAAATTGCTCGCCCTGGTTCAGGAAGCCCTCGCCAACGTCCAGACTAAGCGCATCGAAGTAGCGCTCCCTTCCGGCGAAGTAAACAAGGTCGATTGCGCTCATGAAAAATTCGAGGAATGCCTCGCTTATTTGATCTGTCGCAAAAACGTCTACCTGGTCGGACCTAGCGGTTCTGGAAAAAGCGAGATGCTCAAACAAGCGGCGCAAGCCTTAAGCCTTGAGTATGACGATATCAGTTGCTGCCAGCAAACGCCTTCCAGCGCATTTCTGGGATTTATGAACGCTAACGGAGGGTATGTCGAAACGGCGTTCCGTAGACGGTACGAAAACGGCGGAGTGTTCAACGCCGATGAGCTCGACAAAATGAACGCCAATATTGCGGCCGTTCTGAACTCCGGAACCAGTGGAAAAGGAATGAGCTTTCCGGATCGATACGTTACCAAGCACGCCGATTTTATCTTTGCCGGAACGGCGAACACCTGGGGCAAAGGCGCCGATCGAAACTATGTCGGTAGCGTCCAGTTAGACGCGGCGACCCTGGATCGGTTCGCTTTCGTTCCGGTCGATTACGATGAAAGCTTCGAACGCCGACTGGCCGGAAATGATGAGTGGGTAGATAAAATTCAGCATTATCGGGCTAACGCGGTTAAGAACAATATCCGGATCGTTATCAGCCCTCGCGCATCGATAGACGGGGCTCGTCTACTGGCAAGCGGCAAGCTGAGCGCTGAGCAAGTCGAAAATGCGTTGCTCTTCAGGGGTTGCGACGCGCTGACGGTGCAGAAAATCAAAGGCCTTTCCGTTTCTGAGGAGGTTGCATAATATGGGATATCGTCGCCGCAGAATTCGCAGTTACAGCGCACCGTCTAAACCGCGCGTCAGCCTTCCGTCCGATTGGCAAGATCATGTCGTCTATTACCCAACCGTCAGCGCCTTTATCGACCAGTCTTGCGACGGTCGCGACGCTAACGGCGACCAGTTCTGGCAGGGAGTGACCGAATACGAGGAAAGCTTCTACGGCGTAAAAACGCCAGCGCAAGCGCGGGAACTGGCCACGCACGGATGGCCGGAGGGTCGCGCTATAATCGAGGCGCAAAAGGCCCATATCGATAAGGTGCTAGGGTCTACCCATACGCAATACGTTCCGGAATACGATATCACGGGTTCTTACCCGGATGTGGCGCGGTTCGTCGAAGGTATTCCGGAATGCATGATGAGCTTTGTCGAAGTCCCCAACCCGAACAGCGGGTTTGTCTGGATACACTTTTCGGCCGGCGTAACGGCCGGAGTGTCGAATAAGCACATTCAAATGCAAGGCGCGGTTTGCGGAGCACTGATCGATGCGCTGGAAGCTGGCGGTAAACGCGTGAGGTTGACCTGGGAGCGCTCTTCAAAGCAAACCGGCTCTATCACTCTATGGTTTGAACTCAAAGGCTATGACGAACCTTTAGAAATGGATCGACTGGCCTTTTTCCTATGCCACAATGCGCCTCGGCGCTGCATGGCCTGGAATTGCTACATGGCTGAAAACATGGGTCCTTCCCTCGGCGTTGAACCCGGCAATTGTGAGTGCAGACCGTTCACGCACGCTAGCGTGACCGCGCAATCCGATATCCAGATTAATCATCCAGAATGGTACGACGAAAGCGCGGCAACCAAGTGGATGATCGACAAGCTCGCTGAATTCGGCATCAAGTTTGACGGCGCTTTCGCGGAGTGAACTGGATAGGACAGGGGAGAGCGTTGTTTATCTCCCCTGTAATCCGTTCAAACCAACGGAAACCAAAAATAGACCAATATGAGAACTAAACCAATCACCAAAGCTCAACGCCAAGCTATCTATAAGTTGTTTTGCCGAACTAATCCAGTTAACCGAACCAGCTCTTATCGGAAGTTTCGTAAAGGATTTCTGAATTACGGAGACTATGTCGGAGGCGCATGGTGTGGAATGTTTATCGGCATTGAAACGAATGGCTATATACATTCATGACAATGACGCCGAAACAACAAAAGCCGTACAACGAATTCAGGCGTCAGATCGGCTACGCGAAAACCCGCCTGGATTTTCTGGAACAATCGGTTACCCGCCAGAACTGGTCGGAAGCTAATCGCGACTGGCAAGCGTTGCAGTCTACGTTGGCGGTTCTTATCAGCAAACGATTCGAAGTCCAAGCTTACCAGTAGACCAAAACGGCTAACGCCTGCTAATCACAACACTGTAAAACAATGTAGTTGACAAGGCCCCGAAACCGGAATAAAAGGGAGTAGGGGCTTTAACTAAACCCTAAACCTAACCAACCAAAAATAGACCATGACTAAAAACACCCTGACTGAAAGCGATCTTAACCAGCATGCCGGCGGGACCGGCCGTTGGTATTCCTTAGGAATTCCCAGCGCTCGCGTTCACTTCACGGACGGCGCACGTACCGTCTGGGAAAAAGGCGGAGCGTATTGGCTCCATGATCTGATCGCCATCCATGTGGCCTTCGACCCGGCCTGCAGCACCGTGACCGCGCAGCCGTTCCAAGCTTGGAAACTCAAAGTTAACCTGCCCGCGCAGAGTGCGGTTCTCACCGCGGACGACGGCAACGGCAACGTCTTTTATCGCGAGGAAATCCCCTACACCGATTTTCCGCTCGAAAGACTCACCCTATGGGTGGAAGGCGACGGATTCGGCAACGGTCCCGTTCGTGCCGATGGAACCAATCGGGACGTCATTTACCTGCCCTGCGAACACTGAAGGATTTTATGGAAGATAGACTTTGCTGTATCTGCGGCGGGCTGCTTGAGCCCGACTCTGAGTTCCGCAAAATGTGGCCGCACGGCCACAATGCGGAACCGGTCGTGCTGGGCGGCAGGTGCTGTTTGAAATGCAACTGGGAGATTGTCGTTCCGGCCAGATTGCAAAACGTAGAAGAAGGTCGACCTCGGGATTGGAGCCCGCGTAATAATTGAGGCGCTATGCTGCGCGATCTTTTAGACCTACTTAACGACGAGGAAATAATTCGCCTGCGTCACCGGGCAAAGAAAAAGGGTAAAGAGGAACTGTCCAAAATTTTAAACGAGGTTTTCTACCAAAGGGAATCTCACGAAAAAAACAACCAACCAAACCAACCAGACAAATGAAAAAATACGACCCTTCACGCGGCTGCGACGACGAATTTCTCGCAGCCCAAAATGACGAACTTTACACGAGCCTGCTCGCAGAGCTTAAAGCTCGTTCAAGCAATCGTTGGCAGTACGACAAGATTGACTACTGCTGGACCGGCAAATATGCCGATCTGGACTGGCACGGATACCAGGGTTTGCACCTCGATTTTATCGATGACAGCAAAGTGCGAGCGACGGTCTATACCGGAAAAACCGTTTGCCCCGACGAGGAACACCCCGAAGACGACGAGATTTATTGTGAGATTGTCTGCGGCTGCGGTTATCCGGGCGAGTGGAGCGGCGACGACTGGTTTTTGACCACGGAAGAACCGATTGAGATCGCCACGGTCCTCAATCCCGAAACCCTGCAGTTAGACGCTGGCGCCACGGCTGACGCGCTCTACGATGCCGCGCAAAAAGCGCTCGAGAACTGGGACCGGGAAATGAAGCTTTTAGACGAAGCTTGCGAGGCGCAGTACCGGGAAAGCAATCCGAAGGAGGTGCGACCGTGAGCATTCCATTGACCGATCCGAAGACTGAAACCCTTTTGCGGCGGAGCTTTAACGGGACCCTGGTGCATCACGCTTACTCGTTAGCCTGCCCGTTATACGACCTGATCGAGACGATCCGGAACAACTACTGCGAAGACTCCGAAAAGGAATTCTACGACGACATGCTGGATCGGGTTTGCCAGATCCTGAACGAGCTGCAGGAAAGGCGCCCATGAAAATTCTCTGCATACTGGTGTTGCTGCTGCTGGCGGGATGTGAGCGTTACGTCAAAGTCGGAACTACCAATGAGGGCGATTACTTGATTGTCCGCGACCAGCTCACGGGGAAACTGTATTCCATCCAAGGTCCGACCATGCAGGAGGTAGTTGCGCAATGAAAATAATGAACGAATCAGTGCCGGAAGGCATGCGCGAGGAGTTCAGCGTGTGGGTTTTTTTGCCCGACGAAACCTACTTCGCCGAAGCGCGGTGGATCGGTGCGGAAGCCTCGGTGAAGCTTGCCCGCGAGCTCACGTTGCGTCCTGCCGCCAAAGTTGGTCTAATCAATCGGGTGCTGATCACCGATGGCGGCGATTTCTCCGTGTTCGAATGGGTTTACGGAAAAGGCGTCACTTTCCCTCCTTTGGCTTCCCCTTGTTGACGCGGTGGAGTATGGTAACATCCATCCGTCCATAGGAATCCTGGTTCTTTTGGGCTTGGTTGGTTACCAAAAAGCGCTCGCGTTCAGGTTGTCTTGGTCTTCCTGACGCGAGCCGCTTCTTTTTTAAACTATGAAATCAGATATCGAAATTCCCTCCAGAATCGCGGCCCTGCCGCGGGATGAAAAAGGCCGGCCTATTCCCTGGTTTGTCCATCAGGAATCGGGCCAAGCGGTCGATTTCCGGGTTGTCGACGGGAGCAAACTCAGACAAGCCGTTGAGGACCGTCTATGCTGGGTCTGCGGCGAAAAGCTCGGCACTTACATAACGTTTGTCTCCGGTCCGATGTGCGGTGTCAACCGGACCAGCGCCGAACCGCCCAGCCACTATGCCTGTGCCAGATTCAGCGCTAGCGCCTGCCCGTTCCTGTCCACGCCCCGGATGCACCGCAGAGAAGGGGATTACCCCGGCGAAGTATCTGCCCCCGCCGGGATTGCCCTGGAGCGCAACCCCGGCGTGACCCTGCTCTGGACGACCAAGGAATTTTCCATCCTTCCCGATGGAGCCGGAGGATTCGTTTTGCGGATGGGCGATCCGACTCAGGTGCAATTCTTTTGCGAGGGCAGACCGGCAACCCGCGAGGAGCTCGATTACAGCGTGCAAACTGGCCTGCCGCTGCTGCTGGATGTGGCCCGGAAAGACGGCAGCGAAGCGATCCTGTCCTTGAAGAGAATGATCCGGAAATTCTACCTCGTGGTAGACCATTTCCTGGGCGAGCCGGAAACTTTGCAATCGTTTCAGAGAACCGACCCGGTCGGTCCTTTGCCCGATGGACTCCATTTTCATTAAAGGCTGCTTGAGCCAGATCCATTGGCTCAGCTATTGCCTACGCCTGGTCGACCGCAACTGGCTCAAGCCCGATACCGAGATCGTGGTCATGCTGGACGAGGATTGCCGGAACGTCGTCTCGCAGTGGGGCAAGTTCCGGCACAGCGTCTTCTACTGCTATTGCCAACCCTGGCCGGACCCTTACATGCACGCCTTGTGGTGCAAGGCGACTGCCGATTACTGGACCCGCGGCGACCCGATCATGCTGATGGACTGTGACACGATGCTCACTGAGCCGGCGAAATTAGACGAATATATTTCGGACGGCAAAATAACCTTGCCTTTCCTGGACTGGCGCAATCGCGGCGATGACGGGGGTGCTTACCGGTTATGGCCGCGCGTGGTCCACGAATCAACCGGGCTGGAATTAGACCGGGACTGGATGGTCAGCCGGCCGTGGATCTTCTGGCGCTCAACTTTTGTTGATGCCAGGCGCCTGGTCGAGGAGCATAAACGCCTGCCCTTTTACGCTGCAGTCTACTCAAGCGCTCGCTACGACTGGACCCGCTACGCTCGGCACCCGTTCACCTTCTGTGATTTGGAGAACCTCGGGTTAGCCGCGGCGATTTATCATCCTGCCCGCTACGCTCCAGGCAATTTAGCGACTCTCTACGCCGCCGGACGCAAAGACAAGTTCCGCGACATGTGGAGCCACACCCATTTCACGCCAGAACTGCAGGCTGAGCTCTCGCAGCTTTTGCAAAGTTGAAATAAAATCAAAGAACCACAGGTTCCTTGCGAGACTGGAATTGGAACATCCCGGTTTGCGGATCGCGCAAGGTTAACGGGATAAGAGTATGGCCTTTACTCTTGCCCTTAAGCTTGACTTCGCCTTTTAAAAGCGCGGAGCGTTTCTTTATCGTGCCTTCCTTCATTCTCTGCTTGTACCTCTGGTAAGCTCCGTGACGCTGCGGGCTATCAAGCCTCATGATTCCCGTTGGCGCCGCGAATATCACCGCTTCCGGCGCCACGGCCTCTCCGCCATCGAAAGCTTTGAGGTTCGCTTTCGCGGGTTTGGTGATAATATAACGCTCCAGCCGCGGTTTTCCGCCTTTGGCTTTGAGTTCGACGTAAGCCACCCCGCGTGCGACCCAGCAGAGTTCTGATCCATACATCCGTCGACAAGCCAATGCGTACATGCAATGGGACGGATCGCCTTTAACTCCGTCAGCGATGTCTTTTTCGCTGGGTTGCAGCAGGAAAGTGAATTTTCCGTCTACCACCGGAATTTTCGTGCCGTCAGCTTTCGTCGCCATCCTTAGTTTGTCGCTGATCTTTATTGAAGACTTGTGTCGCATATGAAAACTGGTTGTACCTCCTGCTCCTGTGTTGGTTCCTTTTTATTGGCGCAGCTATTGGCCAAAAAGGCTTTACCATCCTCGGTTTGTTTCCAGGCGTTCCAACGTTTGTCGATTCGATGCGATCGGTTTCGGCAGGAACTGCTGCAGAATTTCCGCTTTCTGCCGGCGGCCTTGAGCTCAAAGACAGCGCCGCACATCTGACAGATTCTCGTGGGTTTTAGATTTCTGGCCATGCTTTTTCGAGCCTTGATCGTACCGGCCGCGATACGATCAGTCAACCGTTTTATCGTACCGGCAGCGGTACGAAATAGCCGTAATTAGCTCGGGGAAAAATCAGAAAAATTTTGAAGCGGGGTCGGGTCAAAATCATTAGACGGAGCGTAACTTTAGTTACTTTTTCCGGAGGCGACCGGCCGAAAAGAATGCTTTAATTTGGTTTTCAAGCGCGGTGAAGTCCTGCGGATCGTGAATAATTGCCCTCGATATTGCCGCGGGTGGTCACCTGTGGGGGCGACCCGCCGCGCGGTTCTTTTTCCAGGAGCGCCGGATCGGGATCGCTTCATCCAGCCTGCCCAGCTTCTTGAGCCGGCTCCAGTGAGCGTCGCACAGCCCACGGTAACGCGCCGGCCTGATACAGATCTCGACACTGCACTTGCGCCAGCGACTCACTTGGCTGCTCGCTTGAGTGTCTCCGCCACAAATTGCCAGGCGATCTTCTCGTCGGCGGTCAGGTCAGTCCAGGCTGGGTGCTTCAAATGATTGAGGCATTCGCAATAGGCCTCGTACGCCATCTGACCCAGACTCATCCTTTTTTAGTGCGCGTGGTTGGCTTTTCGACGGGCCTTGCCCAGCGGCACATAATCCACGTCACCGTCCTCGTGGATCTCGATCGCGAACGGCTGAAGTATCTCGTGATGTCCTTCCTCCAGTGCCGTGGCGTACGCCTGGTCTACCATCTCGCAAAGGTCAGCTTTGAGTTCTTCAATTTTCATTGTCCTTTCTCCATCCTGTGCGCTATCACCGCTCGTGCTCCCTCCTCGTTTGCCGTCTTCTCAAACTCGTTTTTGACCTCTTTGTCCTGGTCCTCAATAGACTGAGACGTAAAGTTCTGGTCCCCTATTGCCTCCGAAAGCTGCTGCTTAAGGCTCGAGCCTTTGGCCTCGTGATAGACGTGGAGTTCCTCGGGGCTCATTTTGACCCCGTCGACCTTGCCGCTGTAGCCGGGAAGACTCAGGTGTAGACCGGTGTGGCTGATGTAATCCCAGACCGGGTCCGGATGCATGGTTGCCGCCTCGATCAATCCTCCAACCAACGGGATCTTGATCCAGGGAGGGTTGATGACGTTCTCGCCCAGCACGTTGAGCTTGGGCCTGAGAAAGATGGTGTTCACGATCGGGATGTTGCGCATCAGGGTCGAACTCATATCGTTGGCCTCGTACTGCTCGGGATGAATAACCCGGTACATCTGGCGCCCGAAGGTGCCTCCCAGCGGGATCATGCCGATAGTGCTGGCCCAGTTAGCGACCTGGTCCTGCGCCCGCCGCAGTTTCTCGTCGGAGTTCCTGCCCTCGGCGATGCTTAAGATGGCCGACAACCCCTGGAGCGGGCTCGAGTCGGTCACGCTGCCTGCCGCCGCGATCGCCGCGCTGGTCAGTCCGGCCATATAGTAAGCGCCGGGATCATCGGGATGACTGTGGAACCGCGCATAATCGGCCGCGCCGCCAATGGTTGCCAGCATCCCCTTTAAACCGCCCAGATTTTCATAAGAAAACCGCATCGACCCGATCTTAACGGTGTAAGGATAGACGCCTTCAGCCTTCATCATGTCCCGCGCCCGTGCGTCGGTCGGACCTTCGCCCGTGATCCAGAATGGCGGGTCGGGATTATCTTTCTGGCTGAGCACATAAGAGCCGACAACCGCCATCGCCGCGGTGCCGACTGCGCCTTTGATCATCTGCTCATAGGCCATGTCGCGCAGCTCGCGCTGCGAGATCCCTCCGGGCCTGCCTTCCTTGCCTGCCGCCACCCGCTCGGCAAAGCCGGGGATAGTGCCGTAGTAGCTCTCGATCCCCCGCGTGGTGCCGGGTTCCATGCGGAACATTTTTCCGATTGGAGTGCCGGAGAACATGTCTCTGCCCCGCCAGATCCCGATCGGGCTCCAGCTCATATACTCGTTGGCCAGGTTCATCGGCAGCTTGTTGAACGGGATGATGAAACTGATGGCCGGGTTGGCTAGGCGGGCCTGCTGAATGATCCGGGAAAAGATCCCGGCCCCGCCCGCCACATCTTCGCGCAACGCGGTGTGCAGCCCGAACCGCGTAGCCTGGCCGGAAATAGACTGCAGCGCCTCCGTCTCCTTGTCGGCGATTGCCGTGTCCGGGTTTTCACTCTGGTCTTTGAGCCGGTCTAAAATCTCGTTCTCCCTGACCCGCCGCTCCAGCTCGGTGAGGTTGTACTTCTTCTGGTCCTCCAACGATAACCGGTTGGCCTCGGCGATCTTGTCCTCGGTGCCGTAGACGGCCTGGTTGGCGAATCGGTCTGCGTCCTGGCCGTGGTAACCCAGCTCGTCGGCCAGGCGGGAGGCGAGCATGCTTTTCATGGCGTACTCGGTGCCGCGCAAGGAAAACTGCTCGATGGCCAGGAGCGCTCGGCCGACGTACTTGTAATTATTGAACACCCGCCACGGCCCACGCTCGAACGGGGTAGACTCCAGCGCACTGCGGAACGGGATGGTTCCTCCGGGCTCCAGGATGCCGCGCTCGGGCGCCATGCCGGTCTGCCAGATGTAGGGGATGTCGGTGCGCAACGAACGTTCAAAGCCTTGCATCGCGGCCAGCATGCCCTGGTTAAAACTGTGCACGTCGCCGGTCCTCATCGCCATGATCGAGAGGTTCAGCATCTTGCCGATGGCGTTCTGCAGGACGTAACCGGTATGCGAAATCAGGCCGGTCAAGAGGCTGGCCATGTACATCGCCTCGCCGCGCTTGACCGCTTTACCCTGCCAGCCCAGCATCGGCGCAGTCTGGGCGATCAGATCGGCTATCTGGGCCTCGTACCGGTTCCGGATGGCGGGCGAAGCGTTGCCGTCGTCGCGGATCTGCATCAGCATGTCGCCTGCCTCCTTGATCCCCTGCAGGATCTCCGGGGTCCAGGTCCGCAGGCCGAACCGCGGCCCGATCACGTTGAGGTACTCGTCCCGGTTGAACCCGCCGATAGCCATCAGGTCCAGCATCCGGTCTATCTCGCCTTTCATCGGGACCTTGCCCGCGGCGGTCTGCATCTGGCTGACGATTGATTCGATCTTCGCCTTCGATTCTGTTTCGAGAATGTTCCGGTACAAAGCGTCGAAGCGTTCCTGTGCACGCAGCGCCTGCTCGTTGGGCAGACCCAGGTTCTCCACCAGGCTGCGGGCCAGGTCGTTCCCGATCCGTTCCTGGGTGGAGTAATGATTGTAGATCAGGTCGCTGATCTTGTTGGATTCTCCGATCACATTGCGCACGCCGCGCTCGCCGAAGGGTTCAGCCAGCGCCCGGTCTAAGTTGGCAAAGAAAACGGCATTCGGGTTCCGGGTTTTGAGGGTGTCCACCACCTCGCCAAAGGTCCGTTTGAACATCTCGAAGTTGGAGAGCACGTCCCGGATCTTCATGGTCGGGCTGGGCGGCGGTCGCCCCTCCTTGGCTTCCGGCAACGAAACGCGGCCGGCCTTGACGTCCTCGTCTAACTGCTCCTTGATGCGTTGCTGAAAGTTGTTGAACAACTCCTGCAGCATCGGCCGGTCAGCGGCGTTGAACCCGGCCTTGGCGAAGTTCGAGTCGATCGAATCGGCCACGGCGCGGATGTAACGATCAGCCAGCGTCCTCGGGTCTTTCATCGCGGCTTGTTCGGCTCTGCGCACGGCCTGCTCGGCTTTGAAGCTGAGCCGGTTGGCCATGATCTGCGCCGCTTCCCTGGTCACCTGCTTGAGCTTGCCCAGCGTGGCGCCTACCTGCTTGTTGCCCGCAAAGGCCTGGCGCTGCTGGCGACTGATCTGGCTGCGGATCTTGCCGATTTGCTGGGCGCCGTCCGTGAACTGACCCTGAGCCTCGAGTTCCTGCGCGGTGCCGGTGACCCGCTCCTGCATCGCCTGATTGAAATGGTCGCGCTCGGTTTCCAATCGCCGCGCGGCTTCCTCCAAGCCGGCGTCCCGGTAAGCTTTGATCTGGTCGTCGGTGCGCCGGGTCAAGAGATTGCGCAAGGCCGGGTTGACATCGGTCGGGCTGTGCGGGTTGCGCAGATCAGCCATCGCCTCGTGCACGTTGGAGTTGTACTGATTCTTGAAGGTCGCCCTGGCTTCCTCGGCGGCGATCTCGCGCCCGCGTATGTCGTAAACCGCAGTCTCGGGTGAGGCGTACCCCATCCGTTCCAACAGGGAGCGCCAGCGCTGCATTGCCAGCTTGGGCGGCTGGGCTCGTATGCCTTTCTCCGGGCCTAGACCGGCGGCTGTCTCCCGCAGCCGGTCCTTGACGAACAAGTCGCCGATGTTGGCCGTCTGAGTCACGCCCGCGGCCGTCCGCGCCGCGGCTGCTTCGGCCGATCCGGCCACATCGGCATAACGCGGGGGCTGCGGGGCGCCCAGGCCGCGCTCGATATTCTGCTGGCGCACCTTGTCGGAAACCGCTTCGCGCATCTGCTCGTGCTCCATCCCAAGCTGACGCAGAAAATCAAGCTGGCCTTCGCTCGGGCGTGACGGCACCCCGCCTTCTTCGCCCTCGGTCCCGCGCAAGCTGGCAAGCTGGTGTTCGCCCATCGCGATCTTGGCTTCGGCGACCAGGTCGGGGTCGAATCTTCCCGGCTGCATGTATTTCGGGAACCGGAGCGCCGACATGGAATCGGCCAACAGATGCTGCATATCGAGCGGCGGCACCTGCAACCCCAGGCGTCTGCGGATGCCGTTCGAAAGCATATCCAGCGCCCTCTGATACCATTGCGGCGCGGAGTTCTCGATGTCATCCCTGGTCGCAAAGCGTTGCGCATAAGCGCCGGCCAGTTCCTCGGTCAGCGCGTGCTGATGCCGCGGGTTGGAGGCGTAATCCTCGTACCCGTAGCGCTTCGCCATCTCCTCCAAATTTCGAAACCCTTTCTCCTGGGCCAGGACATCGTTGAGCTTGGCCCGGTCGAAGTTGCGCTGGAGCCCGTTCATCGCGTCGACATAAGCCTGAGACTCCCGACTTCCGTAGAGGTAGCTGATCCCTTTGTGGATGGCGATCTCCTCGATGGAGGTCCGGTAAGCGTTGCGGTAAGGGTCCGCGCTGTTCAGGAGCGCGTCGGTGTTGAGCACCACCTTGTCGGCGGGGATGTCGTAATACCCGTGCCGGGGATCGTTGGCGTCGTGCTTGAACTGGATCTGCGCACGGTCACCCCAGATCCGCCCTTGAGTCTCCTCGATCAAGGCCCGCTGCAAGTCGGCATGGCTGTCGAACCGGTCGCCGATCACCCACAAATCGTGCATCGATCGGTCGTAGACCGTCTGCGCGGTGTTCTCGCGCTGCCCTTTGGTTAGCGTTTTCTTGACCCGCTCAGGGAGCGCCTCGGCGTTCGGCACATACTTGACCACCTGTTCCAGCCCCATCTTGGCCGCGGCGTCGTTGACCTCCTGTTTGACGCGTGACTGGGTCGGCCGGACATCGAACCCCTCGGGCAAGGGCGGAGGCACAGCCTCGCCGCGGATGGCAGGCGCTTCATCTCCCGGCGGTCGGGAAGGATTAGACCAGGCATCATTGACTGCGGCAACACGCCGCTGATACTCGGCAACCGAATCGGGATCACCGGAATCCACCGCTGCTCTTTCAACAGGGGTCAGGTCGCCGTAGACCTTGCGCTGCGCTCTGTCGAACTGATCCAGGTCGCCTGCTTTCTGCTCGGACTTACCCACCTCGGCCGTGGCGCCGATCGGCTCGAGCTTGATCTGCTGATAGACGCCGGCTGCTTTTAGCTCGCGCATCTTCTGCTGCGCTGCCGCCTTGGTGGCGTAATGGGATTGGTGGTAAGCGGACAGATCGTGCGCCGGTTTACTGACATCCAGGCCGCTGACCCGATACTTGGCCGGTTGGCCGGGTCGGTCTACAGATGTATAAGTGCTCGGCTTTGGTGTCGGAGCGGGACGCGCAGCCTCCTCCGGTCTTTTCGCTCCAGCATATAACCCGCGAGATGCCTTCTCTGCAGCTTCAGCCGCCTCATCTCTGGTATCGAAAACCAGGGGTTTATCGGTCAGTAGCCCGATCAACGGCTGACCATCCAGTATTGCGTGAAATCCGCCAGGTACTTCCTGAACATCCCAACGCGCTTGCCGTGCCAATAGTTCTTTGGCAAACGATGCGGCCTGTTCCTCTTCTTGCGCACGAAACTGTTTCTGCTCCCATTGAATCCGGCCGTTCTGCAGCGAGGTGTCAAGCTGCCTGTCGGCATGGGCCTGCAGCCTGTCGTGCTGCTCCTGAGTGAATTCGCCGACGCTCAGCTTATCGGACAGGTCCTGTTTGCGTAGACGAAACTCTTCCCGGATCTTGTCCTGGACTTCCTTCAAACTGCCTGAGGTCGCCGCCAACTCTTCCTCGTGGCTGGCGTAATGCGGCGCGACCGGCGTGACCGGCTGCTCAACCGGTCTAACCTCGGGTTCCGTGTAGCGGACGGTAAGGCGTTTCTCGCCCATGAAATCGACGGCCGCGGCGCGTTCCTGGTCGGTAGCTGTGGGCCAGTGACCGACATCCAATGTCACTTCACCACGTTTGGCGGCGTCTTCCATCCACGCCTTGATTTCGGGTGCGCTCACCCCCAGGCGATCGCCGACCTTGGAAATCATAACTGCGCTGCCGGAGGTGCTTTTGCGTTCCTCGTCGTAAGCTGCGCGAACTTCGGCGGGTGTGATCTCGCGCCTGGCCTGCTCTTCGCGCCGGACTTCCTCGGTCTGGACAGCCGGCGTCTTGGATTCCTGTGCGGGTTCGGTGGCGATGCGCGGTTCCTCTGCTGGGCCTGGAGTCAGAGCTTTTTGGTATGGTGCGGCAGGTGTCGGTTCGGCTGTTCGAGTCGGAGCGATTGGTGCTGCCGGCGCTTCCGGCGTTACGGCCTGTCCCGCGCGGACGCCCTCGGCCGTGGGTTGCGGCGCGAACATCTCGTCCAAGATTGCTTGCGCCTGGCCCAGCGGGTCTTGGCGTGCCGCTTCGGTGGTGATCAGTTGTTGCGGATCTTGCTGCTGAGCCCTGGCTGCGAGCTCGGCCGTCGCCTGTGCGGTGGCGGGTCCGGGTGCCGCGGCTGGTGGTGCTGCCGCGGCTGGTACCGGTGGCGGCTGCGCTTCCCCGGATTCGGCACCCGTCTGCGGAGGTGCCCCCGGCTTTTCGCGCACACCACCCTCGGTGCGGGCGCCTCGTGCGTACTTCGCGTAACCTGGGATAACCCCTACTGCCGAAGTAAGGAATCCTAGACCGGCGCCGAAGAGCACCTGCTGATAGACGCCTTGATCAAGCGGCCGGTTGGGATCGTATCCGCTCAGCGCGGCGACCGCATTCTGGTAACCCTGGAAGGTAGCGCCGCCGGCTGCGCCTAACCCGCTGGCCGCGGCGAGCTCGGTTATCGCCTGTTTGGGAGTCTTGCCTGCCAGTTTCTGGCCCATCCTGCCGGCCACGGAGTTAAGCACCAGAGCCTGCGGAACGCTGGCTAGACCGCCCAATAGCGCGGCGTTCTCGGCGTCGTTATCGCTGGCGCCTTTGGCTTTGGCGTCCTCGTACTGGGTGCCGGAAGCGTAAAGATACTGGAGTCCAAGATCGATGACCGGCCCCGCAAAGGCTGCTGCACTCATCACCGTCGCGGTGCCGATCCCCGAAGAGATCTGGCCCGCCACCGATTGATCGAACTGCTGGGTGGTTGGCAGCGCCTGACGGATTTGCTCCTGCACCTCGGGTGCAGCCTGGGCAACTCTCCGCGCCGCGCCCCCGATCTGGCGCAGGAGGTTGGTCTGCCCGCTCGGGCCTGCCTTCGGTTTGCCGCTGGCCAGAATCCCGTTCAGCTCGTCTATGGACGCCTGGTACTGCGAATTCTTGATCCCCAGCTCCGGCAGGTTCGCCGTCTCCGGGGTGCCGGAATTGATCACCGCATCCATCTGCCGCTGGATCTCGGCCTGCTGCTGGACAAGAGCATCCCGCCGCGCACGGACCTGGTCTAAAGGCATCCCGACCAGTCGCGGGTCATCGGTGGCGCCGACATCGAAGTAGTGCGCCATGTTGGAGACGACCGCGCCCGTCCCGCCATAAGAGGTGACAGGGACGTCGGCCCCGCCCCTCATCAGGTTCCGGGCCATCGGCCCGATGATCGGTGCGTTAGCTGCGTCTGCAAACCCTCCGACTAACGGGCCAAATGCTGCGCGTAGACCGACCTGTAGCGCCGGGGAAATCGGCTGAGCCGCCCGCTCGTCCTGCGACATCTGGGCCAGTTTCTGCAGGTACGCCGCCCGCGCCGCCTGATCTTCTTCGGAAGGTTTCTCGGGAGCAGGCGCCCCGACCTCGCCGCGAAAATAAGGGTCAAGCGGTTCGGGAGGACCGCTCGGTTTAGCCCCCTCCGACATCTTGGAGAGCTTGTCGAGGTAAGCCGCCCGATCGGGAGACAACTCTGCTGTTTGATCGTCCGCCATTTAAGTTTTGGGAACTATTTGATACGAGATTGGATAGCTAGAGTCCTCGGGCAATCCGAGTCCCTCTCTGGTCGACCATGTCAAATCAATACCTGCTCCGGTCTTTTCACCAGGACCGGCGTCGCCTAGACTGGCATTCACCATCCTACCGGTCTTGGGATTAACGACCTTGACGACATATTTCGAATTGAAATTCGTGGCAAAATTACTGGCATTAGGATTGCCATATTTTCGCAGTACCGACTGCGGCAGAGCCACCATCGGAGGACCCGATTTCCCTGAAATATCCGCGCCCCATCTGCCTCGATTCCAACCGGCTTCCGTGTAACCGCCTCGCGCAGGATTATCGACTTCACCAAACTCAGTACCCCGAACGGTAGTCATCCCGGCAGTGCTTGTGACTTGCCCGGTTTGCGGCGGTTGCCCAGTCTGGATCGGTTCATAGCTACCTGTCGCCGGGTTCAAGAAAAGCTTTGGTTGCTGCGTCTCTGGAGCATTGAGTGGCTCGGTTTGTCCTGACGTCGCCCTTGCCCGTGCAGCTGCAATCGCCCGGTCTACGCTGGACAAAGGTTGTGTCGCCCCTTGCGGCACCGCGGCAGGCTTGGATTCCCCGCTCGGCTGTCCAAACAATCGATTCATAGCCTGACCGACATTCGGGCCGCCGAGAGTATTTTGAGGAACGGGAACTGATCCGATCTCCAGCGGCGGCGGCACATACTGGCCTGGTTCCTGCGACGACCCGGCCTGGTTGAGAGCGCTCAGCTTGTCGACCCCGATCGCTTCCACGGCCGGAGCGCTGATGACGAACTCGCCCGGAGTCAGCGCCGCGGCGACGGTGTCGGTCGAACCAAGGGTGAGAGGCGAAGTGACGGGACCACCTTCCTGGTAAGATTTGCTTACATCAGAAGGTAACGTTCTACTGACAGGCATTGCTGGAAATGGTTCATGTATGATCCCAATGGAATCATTTATGCCCTTACGCATCTGATCAAGAGTAGCGGACTGCTCAGGATCGAAAGGATTCTTTTCCCAGTTTGTTTTTAGTTCGTCCCTATATTTATAAAGGTCCTTTAGCGCGAAGCTTGCCTGCACGGCATTCATTCGTGTGTCGTAATCCGGACTTTGGTAATGAAGATTTATCCGGTTGAGCACCTGCAGTTGCCACTCTAGCCATCTCGATTCATTTATATTCCATAAAGCATTAGCTTCCAGTCTTCCCGGTTCATCAGAGATTGCTCCCTTGAACTCTTTCCCTACTGGATACCCTCCCTTATGCGTTAGTTCCGGATTAACTATACCTCCGCCCTGGTAACCGACCAGACCGCCGAGGCTCATCCCGGCGATTACGCCCTCGGTTCTGAGCTTCTTTACCAGAGCCGCGTCTCCTTCCGGCGTGCCAGGCTTAACCACTCTGCCCTTGTCGTCATAGAGCGGGTCCGCGCCGCTCAAAGCGTCAGCCCGGATCTGCTGGAAGAGCGGGGAGTTGACCACCTCGGGGCGGGCGAGAATCTCGGCATCGGTTCCCGGCTGAGTGCCGCGGATGCCGGGGCGTTGCCCGCTCCAGTGAGCACGCACCTGCTCCTCGTACTGCGGTCTGCTCATTTCGCCCCTGGCGAAAGCGTCGGCCAAAGGCTTGAGGGTCGGGTCTAATTGGATGGCCTGATTGGCTGCGGCGCGGCGTTCCTTGGCTTCCTGCGGGCTGATAGCCGGCCCCCCTCCTCGAGGCATCACTTTAAGGCTTCCATCAGGGTTACGTTGCATGTCGAAAACCGGATTGCCCTGCGCGTCGAACATCCAGGGAATCGACCGGCGAAGAGTATCGCCTACTTGATCCACCGGAACATTCTTGAGCGTTATCATGGGCGGTTCGCGCTCGCCTTTGACGTATGGGAAAGCCGGGAACTGCAGCTCGGTCGTCGCGGCGGGCGGCATCTCGCGCTTAAACCATTGCGTCAGCATGTTCTGGTTAAGAGCTTGCACCCCGGCAATGTCGCCTGCGGCCAGGCCTGAGGGCAGCAGATTGCCGTTGCCGCCTTTCCTGATGTTGGCAATCTCGTTGTCGTCACCCAGGTAGGCGTTCAACTGATCCATCATTGTCCCTATGCGCCGTCTATTGTCCTCGAACTGCATGCCGACAGTTCCCGACAACCCTTGCGGGATCTGGTTGTACTGGCTGCGTAAATCGTTTAAAACCCGTTTGATGTTGGCCCGGACCATGTCGTTGTAAAACCCGTTGGCGTCCTGGGTAAGTTTCTGCTCGGGAACGATGGTGCGATCGGTGAAGTTGTCTTCCTGATCTTTCGCGTACTGGTTCAGCATGCTGTGGCGCGTGATGCTGGCCGTCTGCAGATTGTTCGTTGCCTGCAACCGTGAAACCGTGTCCTGAACTATCTGCTCCGTAGCTGGGTCGTGCAGTTTCGGGTGCCGGTTCCACCACTTTGCTATCTGATCGTTGAAGTCCGGGGCAAGCGCATCGGGCAGTTCCGCCTGGGCAGTCTTCCACTCGGCCAGTGCCGCCATCGAGTTGTCATGCTGAACGCTTGACTGATCAAAATTCTGCTGCGCTTTCTGGTTCTCGATCGAGAGCTTCTTTTCGTCGAGCTGGTTCTGTTGCGCCTGGTGCCTGGTGAACTCGCGATCCTGCTGAGTCTTGAGATTGTTCTGCTCGATGAGGTTATCTTTGTTCGCCGAGTAAACCTCGGCTTCCAGCGCCAGCCGGTCAGCATTGGCCTTCGCCTCCTTGATCCGCGAATCAAGCGTCGCCTGGTTATATTGCGTGACAGAGTCTAATGACTTGGCGCGGGCGATCGCCTCCTGGGTCGTCGCCTGATCCTGCTGCATTTTAAGGTTCTGGTTGTAGACCGAGTTGAGCAGGTTGGTGCCGCTCTGCGCGATCGAGCTCATGATGGGCAGCGGGCTGGCCATGTTTTCGACGTTGTAACCAAGACGGGACAACGCGTCTAAATACTCCGGCCCGGTGACGATCTTCGGAGGGCCTAATGGATCTGAGAGGTCAGGCATAAATCATTTATCCGAATAGAGTTGTGTCATCCGGCAGGCTTGATAAATCACTCAGGCTGAATCCTCCGGTGTTGCCGCCTCCTCCGCCTCCGAATAGACCGCTCAGCATTCCGAATCCGGTTTGGCCGGTCTGCGGGTTTTTGGTTCCCAACTGCTGGAACAAACTTGAGAGCTCTCCTCCGATCCCGGTCAGCACCGATTGCTGCGGCGCCCCTACCTGAGCCGCGGCGGCATCCGCTTTTGCGGTGAACGCGGCGAGATTGGCCTGGTAATTTGCCGACTTGGTCCATTCAGCGCCCTGGATCAGGTCGCTCAAGGGTAGCAGCGAGAGCGGGTTGATCGGTTGCGGCATAAGGTAGTTGCGTGCCAGTTGCAGAAGATTGCTGGTCTGGCCGAACCCTGCCTGTTCCATCCCGACTCCGCGACCGATCAGGTCCAGGCTCGTTAAGCCGATATCACGCGCCGTTAACGCCCCGGTGGTTCCTGTACCCGCCCCCGCTGTTCCTCCCATCATCGACCGATAAGCTGCGCTGCGCTGAATCTGGTTGACCACGTCGCCGGGAACCTGACCGCCCAGGAACGCCTGCGTGGTCGGTCCTCCCAGCAGGCTGGTGGCGCCCGCCCCCATCTGAGTGACCATGTCCTGGTAACCCGGCAACGCCTGACCGAGCAGGGCCTGCAGTTGTTGCATGTTCGCCTGGTTAAGCGCCGGAGCCCGGCTGAACCCTCGCGTAATGGACTCTTCGGCAAAAGCCGGGACGTCGATGTTCCAGTACGGATTGTTCATCCCGGCAAACGGCACTACGAACTGGTTCGCCGCCTCGTTGATGCGCGAGGATTCCTCCGCCAGCGGCGCGTTAGCGCTGCCTTTGCTAAGCTGACCGGCCACGCTGACACCGGTTGAAACCAAACTGCCAATCAATGCGCCCCAGCCCATAACATTAGTCTTTCATGTGTTCGTATGCGATTTGCGTCCATGCGGTCAGACGGCCCAGAATAAAAAGATAAGGAGACATAGCGGCCGGGATTCGCACCGCGAGGGCGACCGCGGCCGTGTAAGCGCTCGGGTTGGGCATGATGATTTTGCCCGCGGCGTGCAATCGTTCGGTCACCGATCTGATCCGGTCGTGGATCTCGGCCCAGTGCACGCTCAATAAATCGTCTACTTCCAGCCAGAAAGGGTCGACGTGCTCTTTCTGAAACGTTCCGCCCCAGCCCGGAACTTTGCCGCCCACACCCAGGATGTAATCCACTTCGGAGGCGGGATTTTCGCGGGCCAGAAATTTTACGCTCTGCTGCAGCGGGCCGTGTTTTGCGCCCAAGGTCAGCAGCGCGGCGGCAATCGCCTTGGTCAGCTCCCCGCTCCCGCCCGCGGCGTTTGCCACCGTCACGCTGGAGGCGTTGTTACGAAAAGCGCTTTCGTAATGGGCTCTGCAGAGGGCGTCTAACAGCCTGGATTCCTCGGCGCTCAGTCCCTCTATTCGCCACCACGCTTCCCTTATTCGTACCGGGGCAATCTTGTTCATTTGTTAATCGTCGAGAAAACTTCCGCCTGCGCCCACGGCAGGAACTTCGAATAATTCTTTTCCGGGGATGGGTTCTCCGCTGTGTAACAGATTCGTTGGACGTTATAGATTCCCCATCGCGCGTAATCAAAAGGCAGACCGGGCAGGCAGATTTCCCAGATCGCTTTGCAGGCCTCGAGATGTTCCAGGTGCTCGAACTTGAAAACGAAATCGATCAGCGCATAATTGGCGTCCCGCATCTCGATCAGGGTGCGGGCGCACTGTTCGTGAAACGCCATCCGGGCTCGCTTCATCGATTCCATTACCTCGGACATCGGGCGCTCGATCCAGATCACTTTGGTCATCGGGCGCTCGGCCAGGAGCGCCTGCAGCACAAAGATGTTGGCCGAATCGCTGTTTCCGTAATAATGGCAACCGAGAGCAAAATGGTTGGCATTAGACCAGAACTCTTCCGCGCTTCCGGCATGTTCGGTGCCTTCGTGCATGCACAAGCTGATCCCTTCGACGGTGAGGAATTTCGAGAGCCACATCGTCCTGCTTCTGGGGAACCCGCATAAGAGGAAAGTTTTCATCCTGAAAGCTTTGTTCAAGGGGGGAACGGTTCAAAGAAGAACAACAAAAGAAAGTTAAACCAGTAGTTCGCCTCCTTTCTGTGTTTGGTGGTTAGCTAACGAAGATTCCATATATCGCCTCCGGTAAACCACTCCTGGACTTGCACGCTGGCGTTATAGTCGCCGTCCGTGTCCCTGGCGTCTGTGTCTAATACGGCAAAAGCCTGGTTCCACGCGGCACTCGCTTGATCATAGGCACCGGTTCGCTCGAACTTGAGCGCCTGCAGGGCCAGCTCGAGCGCTCCGATATTGGCTATCAGAAGATCGGAGTAAGGCAGCGTCGTCCACATGAACCGCCGTTTGGCCAGGACCGTCAGAATGGCGGGCAGCTCGGGACCGGTCCAAGTGATGAGGTAACGCCGGTAATCGGGGTTCAATTCGTCGGGTTCCCACATCGCCAACTGGGTCTGGTTCCCGAGCGCGTCCACCCCGTACAAGCGCAACCTTCCCACGGTTTGCGGCTTGGTGATCGAGCCGATGAACTGCCACATCTGCGGCGTGTCGTGGTAAGGCTCGCCCTGGACCGGGATCTGCAGCGTCTGCCCGTTGATGTAGGTTCCGTTGACGTAGCTGAAGGGCAAATTCCCATTGGTGTCCTCACCCTTGATAACGATGTAGCCTTCACTGGTCGCCTGCGGGATATCGGCGTACAGGCGCAGGGTCAGCGGCGCGGTGCTGGAGGGATCGGCAAAGGTACTGAACCCGGTTCCCAGATCCATCAGCACGTTTTGGGCGCACGGGATGAACCCGACCGGCCCTCCGGGAAGCATCTCGTACCATCGGCTCTTGACGCTTAAAATAGACGTGCAGCCAGGTCCGCATCCGCCCAGGCCGGCCGTGCACGCCGGGTAAGCGATCGATGCGGCCAGCACCGTTTTGACGTCGCGCGGCATGGTGATGGTATTCTGGACGACATCGAACTGGTAACGGGCAATGGTCTTGTCGGGGTTCAGCCTGGGCAGAAGACGTTCGATGGCCCGGTTGATCGCGGTGGTCACCCGCGGATCGGTCGGACACATGCCGTAATCGACAAACTCGTTCAGGAGTTGCTGCGCCTGCGATAGGATTAATCTGCTCATTGGTAACCTACAAACATGATGAAGCCGACAGCGTAATAAGGCACCATCGGCAAAGGCTGCTGATTGACCCCATCGACGGCAATACCGCTGGAATCGACCACGTTCCAGTAAGCGATCAGTGGCAGGGTTTGACCGGCAGGTGTATATGCTGTGGCGCCGCCTGTACCGCCAGCGTTGGCGTGAACTTCCGCCAACAGTTTTGGCAGATCAGTCCTAACGATCGTATGCCGCCCCTTGGTGCCGCCGGAGTTGCGCCAGGCCTGGCCGTCTACGTCGCTGTACCAGACATTAGCCGCCTGCCCGACCTGTTGTCCCGGAGCACCGCCGACGCAGAACATCGCTTCCAAGTTTGGCGTGCCGTTATTGCCGTTGCAGACCGCCCATCCGTCTAAATCTCCGCCGATGATGCCGCGCCCGCTGCCGTCAAAGATGCCGTCCCACGGGCCGATCCACATCCGGATCTCGCCGATACCCACGCCAGTGTACGTTTTCCTCCAGTTGCCGTTGTAGAACTGATAGACGCCCAGCGGCCGTCCGGCGGAATCGGTCTTGTACCACACCTTGTTAGTCAGCGAGCTGGATGGAGGCGTGCTCCCGACGAAAACGCCACCGCCGGATTGGTCGGGGATGGTCCCGCTCAAGCCCCCGCCTGTCGAGAGCATGTCCAGTAAACCGTTTATATCGCTCGGGTAACATGCCGGGGCGGGCTGATGGTTAGCGCTAAAGGTTACATTAGCCATTCCTGTCTCTCCTCCCGTTCAAAAGCGCTACCAGCTTCTGGTTGAGTTCCTCGATGTGCTTGTCCTTTTCTCGAAGCATCTCCATAAGTTCCTTGTTGTGGTCGCTTAAGGTTTTGATCGTGCGCCGGATCGCAATCCAGTAAGCCCACACCGCGGCCAGCACCAAGCCCGCACCCCAGAACTGAACCGGCTTGTGCGCAACTTCTTCGATTAACTTTTGTGCTTCGTCCATTCACGGGCATCCTCCTTGCGGCGACTCGACCATTTCCTCGCAGTGGATCATGAACATCAAGAGAGTAGCGGGACCGTTCCAAGTGATTCGGAACTGGAAAAAAAAACCGTTGCGAAGAAGCTTGTTCGTGTTGGGGTCGCAAGTGGCATCCGGAAAGGTCAGCCGTTTCTGGAACCAGTACCCCTGCGGGACGCAGCCCGGAACCTGACAGACTTGCGTGTTCAGGGTGCACGGGTTCTGCTGACCGATCAATGTCATGGTCGTCCACGGAATCCAGACCGGGTATCCGTCAGAGCGGTACTCCACGGTGACGTTGATCGTTGACTGCGTAGAGGTGAAATAGACCTCGCCCATCCGCAGCATTTTCAGGGCATCGGGAAGCTTGCAATCGAACGCCCGCGTCTCGATCTGGGACCTGACCGGGATCGTGGTGTTATCGAACGGCTGGCCGTCTACCAGCTCCCACAGCTCAGTCTGCCCGGTACTGGTATTCTGGCAGAAAACGAAACAGCGCTCGAAATGATTGAAAATACCGGAGAGCACCTGCAGAATACGGTATCCGCTGGTCATCGGCCAAAACCCGTCAAAAGCCGGAGACCCGCGTTGGCTGAAGAACGGGCTGAACTCGTAGCCGAGATTAGACCGGTTGATCACCGAACTGATAATGTCCAGGTCCATTACCGTCATTCCGGCGAAGGTCGCCGCCCCGGTTACTCCGCCGCCGCCTGGCGGAGTGTACGGCAACGGTTCGGAAGTCATAAAGATGCGGTTCTTGAACAGGGCCGCGCTCGCGTAATCCAACAATGGAAGGCTCTCATCGGTCAGGATACGGTTCATCTCGTGTGAGATGGGCGCCGCACCCCAGCCGTACTGCTCCATGCGTGCGGTGCGAAAAGTGCGCCACCCGTCCTTCGATCTGAAAAAGACATCCTGATTGACGTTCAGAAGGTTTCGCCATCCGGTGCCGCCGATATTGGTTAACGCCACTTTCTGCATGCCTGGCGTTCCCTGCCACCCTAGCTGGGTCTGGGTCGCCGCCCTCGGCACGCTGGCCTGGATCGAGTAGGCCGCTTTGCGGGCGAACATCAATAGTTCGCCCTGCCCGGTCGCGGTATCGCCCTGCTCGGAAAAGATCAGACCGATCACGTTCCCGGCATTCAGTGGCACCCCGAAGAACGCCGCTTCGCCGATATACGTTTGCTCGGTAAAACTGACTACGCTGGTGGGTCCGCCCAACAGATCCCCGGCAACCACCTGCCTGCCTTGCGCCAGCCAGGTCCGGCCCATCCCGTAGGTCATCGCGGTCCCGGCCGGGATCTCGGTGCTCCCGGCGCGGCGCGGGTTCTGAACCCCCTGAAAGATCAGCGGAGTGGCATGCCCGTCCTGGACGATAAAATAAATGTCCGATTGGCAGAACCACATCTGCGGCGCATTCGGGTTAAACTTGTTGTCCGTAGACTGCGGATAAAGATTCGCAACCGGCATAGCCCCAGCCGCCGAAGGGTCTATCATCAGGACGTTGCCGCTTGCCCCGACCATTAGATAGTCGGTTCCATCGTCTATATCGTAGATAGAGGCTCCCTGAAAATTGCCGTTCTGGAGGGCGGAAAGTCCGGGGGTAAACGGGGTCGCGGCATCGGTCAGCGCGACCCTGACAAACTTCTGGCGATTAGTCGGGAAGCCGCCGCGGAACGTCACGTTCTCGGCGTAAGCGCACTCCTGAGGCTGAAGCAGCACCGGGTTTCGGCCGCTGTTCATCCCGGCTTCCAGCGTCCGGTGACCGTCCTTCCTGAGTTGTGTCTTGTCTTTGTACATCCATCACTGCAGCCGGGTGTCGTTAGACCGTGCAAAATGGTCTATATAGCTATTAATATAGGCCCGGTTAGGCTTGAAGAAGATGTCGCTCTGATCGACCGGGAAATGTCCGAAATAAGTGTCGAACGCACGACCAAATTTGGGCTTGTTGTCGGTCGCCGAGTGCGGCTTGTGATCGAAATAGCTGCGGACTTTGGGCGGGTTAGCGTATTTGCTCATAGGTAGTGAATTGACTCATAAATCTTTTACCAGCCGGTATCAGCGGAGTAGTGCCACATGTAAAAAGCCATTGCCGCATTAAGGGTTGAAATTTGGTGACCGCCATAACCTGATTCGCCAAGACTCTGATTGCCAGAGACGGCCCGATCTACGTTAGCGCTTGTATCTCGTACAGTATTAACTGCACCGGTGCTGACGCTGTAGGCTGTCACGGTTGGGACTTTGGCCATTCGGCGTTTAAAGAAAATCGGGACATATGGATGGTTATTTGCTTGAGCCCAGATATTTCCCACCGAGCCGACAGCATTAGTTACATTGGGGACAGATGAGTAAGCAGCCGATTTGTCGTAATACCTCTGGCACCGATCCAGGTTGGTGGCAAAATCCAGGTCTATCAATTGTGTGCAGTTTGGGCCGGGTTCGTGCTGGATGAAGCCCATCCAAAATTGCGTGTTGACTGGTAAGGAAGCAAAGTTCGTCATTCCTGATCCACCGTAAAAGTTGCCTGCTTGCCAAGTGGCTGTCGCTGGAGCGATCGAGCTCGAACCGCAAGCCAATCCTATAACAAGAAAATAGCCCAGGTTACCGGGAAGAACTGAAAATGAACCAGCCCCAGGCCATAAAGCAAGGTTTGGCAACTTAACCAGCGTCATTGCATTAGCCGGGATAGTGCAAAGATTTACCAACGAATGGGTCTGATTATTATCTTGTATCGATAAACTGAAAGTCAACGCTTGAGTGCAATAAGCCAATATAGAAAGGCTATGCACGTCTTTGGAAAGTTCTCGAAAAACTGACCCTTCTATTTGCTGGTAAATGATAAGGTTGTCACCGGCAGCTAGGGTGGCTTCTTGTCCAGTCAAGGTCAGTGCCAGCACTTTGCTGCTAACGAGGTAATTTGTCCCAGGAACAAAAGTATTATTCGCTGAGGCTGACGCCGTCGCGGTCATGGTTCCTGTTTTGCTGGCCCACCAACGATCACAAAGTCTGACGCTTCCTGTGATGTTAGCAGCGCTGCCAGCCAGAACCTGATCGACCTCGGAATTGGGGTTGCCAATCGCGTTAAAGCTGCGCAGGCGCACGCTGGTGATAACCGGAGTGGGGTCCGGAACGTAAATCAGGTTATCGGTCCCGAGCACGGCCTGGTTCCCGGCCTGGGCGCTAACCGCGTTAGGGCCGGAGGGACCCTGGATTCCGCCGATCCCTTGAGGGCCGCCTGGAGTGACCAGAACGCCGCTCGGGATTACGGTGCCTGGGACTGCTATACCAGGTGCGGCCATGCTAGACGACTCCTTTCACGGTGAGGAAGGATCTACCTATGTTGCCGCTTGCGAAAAAGTATCTAAAAGCATTTATTGGCCCAAATATGTTGAGGTTTTCAGCCCATACTTGCCATTTTTGGCTCGCTAAATTAGACCTGCGTCCGCCGGAATCACAGAGGTAAGTCGAAAGCAACGTTGCGCTACCTGGATAGATAATCACTTTAGCCTGTGCCGCATAAGCTGCGCTGGAGGTGATGTTGGGGATCAATGGTATGTTAGCGCCGGTGCTCTGATTTTCGGTATAGGCAGCTGCCGTGGGGGAAGAATTGTACATAATTCCATAGATGTAGCTACCAGTCGGAAACGTGGTCCCTCCATCATTGGAAACTAGCCCAGACATTGTATCATCTTGTGTAGTTCCTGCCACACCCGTAAATTGTAATTCGAAAAGCCGATAGCCAACCGGCAAGAGAATCGTGACGCTGGCAGTAGAACTCACCGTATCGACAGTCCCTAAAATCACCTCCCTCTTGAGCCCAAAGGTGCGCCAATTGGTGCCGTCGGTGATGACGGTGCATTCCTGACCCGGCAGTAGCGGGATAGAAAAGACTCCGGTTCCATCGATCGTTCCTCCGTTGGTAGCAATCGTGATGGTGCCTGTGGTCCCGGTAATTCCCATGTCGTTCCGAACCTGGAAGTAAAGACCACTTGCCGGGAAGGGAAGGGTTAATGTCCAGCTACCACCGGCGCAGATGATGTATTTTCCGCTGTCAGCAGCCGTGAGGGTATAGGCCGCGGTTTTACTGACGAACCCTTTCCAGATGGTGGGGGCCAGGTTGTGACAGGCGTTGTCGCCACCGACGAAATCGGTGCTTAAGCCTGAGAGCTGTTTGAGTAATCCTGCCTGGGTAGCATCGGCTGGCGGGATGGATGTTGGCGGTGCCGGGTTGACCAGGGTCAGGCTGTTCCCGCTCTTGCTCTGGACGACGAGCTCGCCAGGTAAAGTGGGGCTCCCGCCAGCTTGGGCTACGAACACCGGTTCACCGACCGCGACCCAACTGGCGTCCGTAACCGGCACCGTAACGGTGGTAGTACCGTCGGCGGGGGGAACCGTGAAACCGGCTCCTGTCGGAGTCCAGGCGTTCGCACCCGGACTGCCGGCTGCTCCAGGTGAACCGGCCGGACCCTGACTACCGGTGGCGCCGGTCGGACCTTGCGCCCCGGTGGCACCTGTAGGCCCTTGCGAACCCGTGGCACCTGTCGCGCCCGCGGCACCGACCTGGGCGATCAAGTTCCAATAAGTGGTATTGGTCGGGGCTTGATTGGTGTTGCCTAAAATGCAGACGTAGCTCGATCCCAGATAACTGACCGTGTCATAAGGGTTGTAGGTGGTGACAGAAGCCCAAGCTCCTTTCCAGGTGTAACCCTGGCCAGCCGGTCCCGGCGGGCCGGCCGGCCCCTGTGAGGGACCTCCGGTACCGCCCTGGTACAAAATGTCATTAATTTTGACCAGGCTGGCGCGTTCGGCATCCCCTGCTTTGGGTTGAGTGGTGTTGTAAGTGTTGCCGGGACTGGCCGGGAAAGTGCCGCGGGACCAGAGGATTTCATTGATCTTGACGAGGCTGTCACGTTCGTCATCGCCCGGTCTTGGTTTGGTAGTTAACGGCACTTTGTTTACCTCCTTCCGGTTGCTCGCCGGAATCGTGCGGCGGCTTGAGAAGCGAAACTGGCCTGGGTACCGAGTGCCGCGCCCGGTGCACCGCCCGGAAGTCCCGCGCCGGTTGCCGGGGTCGGGGCGCCCATGTTCGCCTCGGCGCTCGCCGCGCTTCCGGCTCCCTGTAAAGCTTCCCGGATATTGCCCTGCTCGGTTTCCTGGGCCGCTTCGGTGTCCCCTTCGGTGTCCTCCTTTCCGATTTCGTACCCCTCGATATCGACCAACTGCAACTCCTCACCGCCCAGGATCTTAATGGTACACATCGCCTGGAAAGTGTCGTCCGAGTCCAAATGCTCCGGAGGAGTAAAACCCTCCGGAGCGTTAAACGTCAGGTCTGGCATAGGTCTAGCAGCGGGGTCTACACCCCTGCGGTTAAGATGCGCAACCTTGCAATGCCAGGTCAACTCCGCAGTTGGCGTGCATTATGGCGTAGCCCAGTTCCGGGTGGATGGGTTCCGCGCCATCTTTCATCACTGCGCGGAAGAATCCTATCGTCCGATCCGGGTTGCACTGCCGGTGCCATTCGTTGATCCACTGGAACCGGCCGAGATAATCCAGGTTCGGGTTGAAACTTAGACCGGATACGTTGGCGACCTGGTTGAAGACGTTGATGTACATCACATTGGGCAGGAAGATGTACGAGATCTGGTAGGGCGCCGTCTTGTAGAGCGGGTTCAACTCCCATTTCTGCCCTTTTGACGCCGCCACTTGAACGAACGGCTCGACTCGCACATAAGCGCTGCCACTCCATGAGTAGCGCGGCGGGTAAGGCATCTGCAAATGTTTGTACCCGCCATAAGAACGCGCCTCACCGAGAGCCTGGATGAGGGTGTTTTCGCCGCTACCCTGGAATGCGAACCTGATGTCCTGACGGATATCGGGGTTCTGCCTCACGATATCGCGGGACACTTCCGATCCGGTGACCAGCAGATAGACGTCGCCGCCGTCTACCCGGCCGATCGCCGACTCGTCCGTACCTTCCCTGAACAACGTCATGTAGATATCTTCCAACACACCTTGCGTCAGTGCACCATTCGGCAATGTGGCGGTATCGAAACTGGCGGAGCCGTTATCGACAACACCTGTCGTCGAAACGGTCAGTTTGTGGCCGCAGATTTGGACGTACTTGTTGTAGTAGTGATTGCCAATTTCGTACTCCGTAATTTTTGCCAGGACCTCGACCATCCGCTCGATCTGCCTTTCAAATTGATAGCTGGTCTGAATGTCCTGAATGCAGAAGTCAGGCGTTTCGAAGGCTTTATGCGTGAGAAAGAAAGTACGCAGCGTCTCGCCGAAGGTGATGTTCTCAACGGGCGGCAGACAGGCGTTGACGCTGGAGGAATCCTGCGATGGCTGGACCTGGGTCCAAGTGTCTTCGGAACTGGCCGGGAGCGCACGCTCGAAGGTAAGATTGGAAATGACGTAGCCTAGACCGTTGGGGAATTCTTTTTTCGGAACTAGACCGATGATCGGGTTGCGGCGGATCAAGCGTTTGTTTATTTCGCCTGCGATACGCCCCGTTTCCTGCACTAAGAGATTGTTTACGGCCGCGCAGGTGGTCGCGATATTGGTGGGCATGGAGTGACTCGCAAAGAGACAAAAAGGGTGGAAACGATTGTTTCCCTGCCCGGTGAGCACTCCGGTCGTGGGCGAACGATTTTAAGCTCTTGAGCGTCTGACCGGGACGCTTTGAAGGATTTAAGGTCCAGGCATTAGACCGAGACGCCTGCTTGCTTAAGGTCTACCGCAATGCAATACTGCAAACCGCATAGCCTTGTCAATCACATACATGTGTGGGCGCTCTTCGAGTGAGGAGCGCCCCGTTTTATTTCCGGGACGAATCGGTGTTCCAGCCGAGATGCTGCACGATCCCCTCAAAAACAGCTTCGGCGATCGTCCATCGGTAATCTGTCGTTGCCAATTTTTCTTCCGTGGCGCGATGGCTGATGAATCCGATCTCGGCCAGGATGGCCGGCATCACCGTGGCGTTCAAGACGTAGAGGTCGCTTCGATACTTGAGCCCCCGGTCACGGTCGCCGGTCGCCTGCAGCATGGCCTGCTGCACCGCAGCGGCCAACCGTTTACCGGCATCGCTTTTGTACAAGGTTTCGATCCCGACCGCGCTCTCACCATTTGAATTGCAATGTATCGACACGAAAAAATCCGCACCCCAATCGTTGGCGATAGAGGCGCGATCGCTGAGTGTCACGAACACCTCCGCCTTCCTCGTGAGCCTGGTTTGGATACCCGATTCCTCGAATAGGGTATCCAGGCTCTTGCACACATCCAAAACGACCAAGCTTTCCTTCAGGCCCGATGGGCCGCAAGCGCCCGGATCGCTTCCTCCGTGACCGGCATCGACAGCTATCTTCATATCGTTATAACCATTGCTCGGTTGTTTCGAGTCGTCTCAAATGCTCCCTGCACAAGAGCGCGACCTGGACGCTGCGAAGATTTTCCAAGATCGGGTTAGCCCATCTGGCATGAGCGGCTGCGCGTTCTGCTTTGAGTCGTCTTTTTCTTTCACGCTCTTTTTCGCGGCGAGAATTTAAAGCCGCCTGGCGCTGTTTTATTGCGCGTTTCCGAGAAGCTTCGGCATAAGACCGCTCCGCTTCGTTGCGCGAAGTGAGTTCCACAACTTTCCACGTTCTGCGATCGACCAAATCTTTCAGCGCCGCGATATGATACGGACCCAGCCAGATCGGTTGCGGCCTGCCTATCCAGGTCTTTGGATTGCCTCCCTGCTGGGTGTACCGAATCATCGACCAGACCGGGTATCCGTCCCACCCGATGTAGCCCATCTCCCATTCAACGTCGCGACGAGGAAAAATCATCCGGACGATCACGAAGGCGTTGCCTGGGCAACCCAGCATCCCGATCCGGTGCGGATAAATCCTCGATAAATCCTCGGCCCGAATCGGTTCTATACAGTTGTAAGAATTGCGCTTCCCGACCAGGTCGAAGGTAAAAGCCCGGTAAGCGTGCAGCGGTTGGCCGAGAAAACTTTGGCCCTGATTGAGTAGAAGCACTTTTTTCTATTTCTTTTTTGCAGGGGCGGGATTCGAACCCGCGACCTCGTGGTTATGAGCCACGCGACTTAGACCAGCTTGTCCACCCTGCTATTGCAATCCGGTTGACTGCTGAAATTTGTTGACCAAGTCTTTCACGAAATCGCCGTTAGGCGAGGAAAGAATCCGCCCCGGCTGGGCGACATCCGCCCCGGTGTCCCGGACCTCGGGCTGCAGGCCCTTGAGCTTGGCAACCTGCGTTTTGAGCTCCTCAATCTGGCTGTAAGCGTTCCGCAGAAGGTTCTGGTAAGCGATTGCAGCCGGTGCCAGGATCGCGGCCTGTGCCACCATTTCGCGCGACACATTGCCGTCATAGAGCCGCCTTGCGACCGTTTTCAAGGTGTCCGCGCTCTTGTTCCAGGCCTCGTTGCCTTCGATATGATTGTAGACTTCGAGTTTACCTTTGCAGAGCGCAAACTGGTTCTCGAAGACTTCCTGGCTCTCTCTTAAAAATTTCGCTCTGGCGCTTTCCTGGGCCTGCTGCTGCTGGTTGATATATTCAGCCAGCGTCTCCCGGCCGCGGGCGGTCATCTTTTCCCGGTCTTCCTGGACCGAATCCCATTTGCTGATGATGTCGGCCACTTGCTGACGTCGGAAAGTGCTCATCTGCCGGCTTTCCAAAACAGCCTCACGCGAACGCAGATCGCCCCGAAGCATGACATCGGCTTCCTGGGCCGAAATCCCGGTCCCGTCTATGATCTTACCCAGACGAGCTCGCAGAAGCTCCTCCTGGTCAAGCACCTTCGTTTTAAAGATGGGCGAACGTTCAATAGCCACTCTCTCAATGATTGACTGCGCACCGACGAGCTGGGCCTTGAGTTGATCAAGCGAAGCCTGGGTCTGCGGGAGCTGAGTCTTGGCCTCGGCCAGCTCGCTCTCGAGCGCCTTGATTCGCGAATCGCGTGCCTCCACGTCGGCCACGGCTTTGGATCGGAAAGTCTTCCAGCTTTCCTGCGCATTTTTGGTAAGAGTTTTCGGAGGCTCTTCCTCTCGCCAGGTCTTTTCGGCCGGAGGCGTTTGGGCAGCGGGCTTTTGGGCAGTATCCGGTGCCTCTTTAGACGGCGTCTCAACGGGCGTTTGCTGGGGCGTTTCGATAGCTCGGGTAAAGGCTTTCCCGAGATCGCCGATGAGGTCTTTGCCCGGTTCGGCAGGCGCCGTTCCTTCCTGGGGCGCGGAAATGAACGCTTCAGTGGCGTTATTATTGCCGGATGCATCCGCGGGTTGAGGTGTTGTTATGGGATTAGACGGAGGAGCGGACGGTCCCGTGTTGAGGGTCATCTCGGATGTTTGCGATGCCGTCCTGTTTGAGTACGTCAAACCTTCTAAGCTGGCTTCCTCTGGCATATATACTTACGGATGGATCACGGGTCGCATCGCGTCCTCGTGCGGCATGTTTTCATGGTCTGTTTCCGGTGCGCCGTATGCGGATTCGGGCTGTTCGCCGGTTCCGGGCGGGATGGACAAGGTTTCCATCTCATCAAGGCAAACGTTGGCACCGTGAAACTGAGAAAGGATTCTCGCGCTGACCAGCGCCTCGGCAGTGTTCGGGACATCGTAGGCCCGGTAACGCTGGCGCATGACGTGCAGCAGGGCCTGGCCGGTGTCAGAACTCAGGAAGGTCCGAAGCTCGATCCGGAGCGCCGGGTTGGCTCTGAAATCATCGTAGGTAAACGGCATTTCTCGCCTCAGTCGTAGGGCAATTCTTCGGCCGCTTCGCCCGGTTCGCTTCCGTTGGTGGCGGCGTATCCCGGTGGCGGCTGCATCGGGCTGAGCATCCGGTTCTGTTGCGCCACTTCCTGTTGCATGGCCTGGCGCGGGTTTGTGAAATGCGCGGCGGCTTTGGCCTGGCTGGTCTGGATCTGGGACGCCGTCTTGAGCGCCTGGTTCTGGATTTTGGCCGCAGCCTCGGCGCGGGCGATCTGCATTTCGTTCTGGCTTTCGTCCATCTTGATCTGCTGCTCGGTCTGAGCGCTTTGCTGCATTCCCTGCATTTTCTGCATGTGTTCTTGCCCCTGTTGCACGATCGCGTCGATCTGCCGGAATACGTTGGTCAAGCTCCCCAGCCGGGTCCGGAGCGCCTCGAACTGCGAAGCGTGCATCTTGTCCTGGGCGAGAAGCTGCAGGTGCGCGTTGATGTGAGGGATCATCATCTGGCCGAACATCTGAGTCTTGACCATCGCGGCGATCCCGGAGGTGGCGGGCATCTGCTCGTAGAGCTGGTTGGCCATCGTGACCATCTGCTCCACGCCAAAAAGGTGAACGTCGGCGTGCACGGCGTGCCTTTGCCCATCCGCGATCGGCCCCGGATGCTGACCGGCGTGCGCCAGGCCGTTCTCCACCTGCGCCTCCCACTGGTCGTGAGTCGGGAATTCTTGCTCGGGAAAGTAACGATCGAGGTTTTCGGGTCCCGCGATGGCGATCACCTCGTCCCTCACCCAGTTATACCTTCCGCTCTCGGGTAACATCCCCAGGTAAGGCATCATCTGCTGAGCCCGCATCTGGCGAAGCTGCGGCGATCCGTAGCCGGCGGTACGAACCGCGCGGACGAAATCGTAGTTGCGCAGGGCGATCGTCGGGATGCCGTGGTCGTGGCAGCGTTTCTGGAAAGCTCGCGCCGCTTTGTCCGGGGTGTTCGGATCAGAAGCCCGCAGGTACATCTGCTCGTAAAGCTGGTCTAAATCCAGAAAATGCAACAGCATCTGACCCTCGCTGATCTGGGTCGTGGTGATGATGTCCTGCTGGACTTGGGTCGCGGTCGGCCGGGTCTGTTGCGCCCCGTACCCAACACCTTTGCGGAATGTTCCGAGATTAGACGAAAGGTGCGATGACAGCTCCCTATCTACCGTGATCGCGTCGGTGAGGAATCCGACGATCCGGTTCTGCACGATATCAACATCCGGCGGCAGGATGTTGACGGGGCCGAGTTGCATCAACTGCATTTCATCGCGGGCCTTGCTGGTCGAGCACTTTAAATTGATGGCTGTCCCCGCGATCCCCATGTCGAACAAATGATTTTTTAGACGATTCGTGCACTCCAAATGCTGATATTGTAGACGCCCCAAACCCCTGATCGAATGATAATCGCCGTTACCGACATCGTTTCGGAAGATAGTCAAGACCTGCTCGGTCGAATCGTAGCGGTTCACCTTCTTGAAAAGGAAGTCTGGTATAAGCGCGTTCTCCGAGAGGATGTAGTGGCTGAGCTTACCGCTATATTCCTTGATGAAGAGGTGGTAGACCATCAAGGCTTCGGACGCTACCAACGTCATGTAGATGTCGTTGTTTTTATAGGCTTCCTGCCACTGTTCCCAGTTGCGCCCGTCCCAGGTCAGCCTGCCGCCAAAGATGTCTTTGCTCGCGAGCATGACCGCTTGCCGCGTCTGCTCGATGTCCCAACCGATTTCCTCGCTGTATTCTGCGTTCTCGGGCATAGCCCGAAACCAGAGATCCATTGCTTGCATCTCTGTGCGTATAGCGAAGTAGGCCCACTCACTGGGGGTAGCGGCCCCGTGTTCCGGCACCAGGAGGTCACGGTGGCGCAGAGCTTGGAAGCGCCAGTTATACATGTCCGGCAAAAGGACAGGACCGATCCCGAACTTGCACAATTCCTGTTGGGCTTTCTGCATCTGGTAGGAGAAATCCGGCCAGGACTTTATAAGCTGGGTAAACTCGCGGGTGATCACCGTGGACCAGAGGTGCTGGTTCGGCCCCCCTTCGCGAGTCCTGATTTCAGCGTAATGAGGGACGCTTGCGATCAAGGCAAAGTACGGAGTCTTGACGGCCTGAATGTTGCTGTACGCTTCCATGAAATTCAAGTTTGTCCTCCACCCTTGGCCGAGGGACTTGAGCTTGACCGGGTCGTATGGCTGATTGCCGTCTATCATCCCCTGGACCTTGGCGCGTTCCCTGGCTCGCAATCGGTCGTTGTCGAGCATCTTCAGACAAATCTGGCGAGCGCTGAAAGCGTCCCGAACACGGGTGTCGGGAATCGTTAGACGGGTCCGTCCGCTCAGCGGGTCCTGCGTTGAAATGCTCTCAAGGAGCATCGATTCCCAACTCATAATTTTGCCTTCCTTAACTCGAGGACTTCTTTCTTTTGCCAGCAGAAGTCCGGGTAGTTATTGAGCATTTCATCGGACATCCCGCTCGCGACGCTTTCGATGGGGACCCAGACCTTTGCTTGCAACGCGCAGCGACACACACTACAGGCTTTGAGCCAAAAATCGCTAGACGTTTTTCGGCCCGAGGTCAGCCTGGCGGCAAGATTCTGCAGATGGCCGCAGGCGCCGCAGGCCCCCGAGATCTGGACGTTGAAATAGCAGCCGGCGCAGATGGCGGCTCTTCGATCGGCGCTTGCTTGGTCTACGTGCTGTAGACCGGACGAGAGCCAGGAGGCGAGGGTTTGCGTACCGGAGATCACCTGTTCCCAGGTGACCCGCGAGAACACGTTGCGATCCCGGCCAGGATCCTGATGTTTGCAGAATCCCGGCGGGAGTTGCTGGCAAAGCTGGTCCTCAACTTCCGCCTCCCAATAGGTGGTCAGCGGCAGGTGGTTGGCGAGGCGATGTTCGCGCACGCTGGCAAAGAGGTTGCCGTAATCCGGGGCGCGGATCGTGGTCCGGGTTTCGGCCTGGGTGTAGCGAAACCCGTCTGGGGGGACCGTGTTCGGCTCGAGCAACTTTTGCATACGGTTATTTGGTGACCCAGGCCCAGGTCCATAACGCCCAGAATGACATCCACATCCCATACCAGAACCAGTCAATAAACATGTTTTAAAATTTATAATCCATGCTTCCTTGCGTGGTGTAGCACTCCTCCCCGGCAACCATCTCGTCGTAGCGCTGCTGAGTGTCGATCCCCCAGCGGCCGACTTTGATCAGGTCCGGGTTGCCGGCAATGGCACCCAGGCGCCTGGCCAGCTCGACACAAAAAGCGATGGCGTCCCCGTAATCGGGCGAATGGCGGAAATGTTTGCGGAGCTCTTTTTTGGTTTCCAGCCGGACCCGATGATTCATGATCTCCCAGCGCCGGGTGTAAAATTCTTTTAAAGCGCTGTCGGGAAATCCGCGGAGGCACCCGTGCACAGCAAACTCGCGCACAGCGAACCACAGCTCGGTGACCACCCGGTCATACTCATCAGAACAAGGTTTTGGGTTGCTGTGCGATATGGGCCGGTCGCTGACTTTCCCGGCTTCCTCGATGCCGACGACCGCCCCCCACTCACGGCGAAAAATGGCGAGTAACCCCCCGCCTTCGCCCGAGGAGCCCAGTCCGAATCTGTCCGGGGTAATGTCGAGCATTTCGCATAAGTCAACGCACTGCTGCACGAGCTGGTAATGGATTTCATCCTCGGCCTTGATGGAGATTTTGAGTTCAACGGGTTTCAGGAACTCGATCTGCCAGCGGTAATGATCGTCGGGACCGAGTTCCCCTAGACGGAAAGGCTGAAACACTTTGCGGTCGCCGCCTTCGTAGGAGGGATCGAAACAGGCGCAAGTCAGACACTTGGTGTACCAGGTGGCGGATTCCTGGCACCGATTGTTGATCACGATCCGCTCATCCAAGACCGTGCGCTTCATCGATATCGGGGGCCAAAACCCGATCGACTGGCTCCAAAAGCGAGGGTCCTCCTCGGTCTTGTAATAATCCAAGGCGCTGTTGATTTGCGTTTGGTTGATCAGGAACGGGTATTTTTTTTCGCCGCCTTCCTCCAGGATTGCCGGGGATTTGCGGCCGTCGAAAAAGACGCAGGTGCCGTTTCCTCTGGCCATTGCGCCTTGAGTTTCCCATTGCCCGTCAGTTTCGGGGTCGATCGAAACCCAGCCGCGCAACGGCTCGCTGAACCGGCCGTGCGGATCTTCCCGGCTTTCGGCGTTGCCCATCGCCAAAAATTTGAACTCCTGATTTTTACTCAGGTTATCGCAGGCGCTGAAGACGGCCTCGCGCACACCCGGCGCCTCGTCTACGATGAGAGCAACCCGTCTATTGTGAAACCCAATCAGATTGTGAATCGCCTCCTCCACTGGGCCGTCTTCGACCGCGATGCCGAATACACCGTTTTTCTTATCCCCAGCCCGCCAGCGGATCAGGTACTCCGAATAGATCGGTTCACCCTTGGGTCCGGCTTCCGCGGGGATCTTCGAGTGCAGATCCTGTACGTAGTACCAAATCCGCCGCGCCAATGCGCCCTTGGTCGTCGAGGCAAGGATTACCGAGGTGTGCGTTGGGTCCTCCATCCAATACTCCAAGGCGAAGGCTGAAGCGGCCATCGATTTGCCGCTGGCCGCGGGGCCGGTCCAGGTGATCCAGTTGTACTCGCACCAGCTTTTCAGCATCCGATCAATCCAGGGGTGCCAGAGCAAGTCCGCGCCCCAGATTAGTTGGATGGCTTTTTTGCGGTAATAGTACCGGCTCTTGTAGAGATGAGCTAAATCGGGAACCGGATCGTGCAAGCCGCAGTAGAGAAGATTCTGGAGAAGTTTTCTCTCCTTACCGAAATGGAAGGGCCATACCTCCTTGTCATCATGAGCTGGCGGATTCGAGGGCATTCTCGCGCTTCTTCTTCCTGAGATATTTCATCCAGTTACTGTGATCGACGATCCCGTTTCTCATGATGAACCAGGCAATTTTTTCCTTATCCAGGGAATTATTTTCCGCGGATAGGCGGATCATTTCGAGCAACTCGTCTAAATCCGGGGGCTCCTTGTGCCGGTGGTCTATGACGCGCCCAAACTCCGGGTTGACAACCAATGGTTCTGACTGTGCGAAAACCTCCACCAGAGGCTTGCCTGAGTTCTCGCTTGTGTCCTTAACAGAATTGAGATGCGTCTGGTGGTGTTCGGCAGACACACCCGTGCCGCCGAGAAGTCTGATGATGGCACCGAACTTGTCGGTGTGAAAAACGACCGCTTCGGGTTTGACGATTTTTCGGTAGTCTTCCAAGGTTTGAATCTCCTCGTAGCGGTACTCGTGCTGGATCAGGGAGGTAAAATGGCAGCGTTTGAGGATCTCCCTGGCTGAGTAGACATCCCACGGCGTCATTCGCGCCTCCAGAAGCTTGGGCGCCAATTTGTAGGCGTCCTCCGGGTAAACGCCGTTGCCCGTCATGTGCGGCGGGATGCGGAACCCCTGCGATGTCTGGACATCCACGTAAGCGCCCATGAACGGTTTATTTTCCCGGATGTACTCGCCCGCGATTCGGTCCAGCCATTCGGGAGAAAGCGGGATGCAATCCGGCTCGATCCACAGAAAAGAACCCTTGATCTTGCCGTGAATCTGAAACCATAGAACCTGCTGAAACACCGTATTCGGACCCAGCGGCCAAGCCTCGATCTTGGAATTTTCGTCGAAGCGCCTGACGCTTTTCCAGGCATTGATTTCCTCCTCGGGAAGCAATGTTCCACGTGGAACAAGTAATATTAAATCGTAGGCTTTGAGCAGTTCCCCTGAGATCTTGGCGGTGTGTTTGAGCCACATCACGCCAAGATCCTCGCCGGTATAGGGGCCGGGTACACCGGGTTTGATGAACGTGGGATAAGGCCCGAAGGCCATGACGACCTGGAGCATAAGATTAGACCGGAGAGGCGACGACGGAGATGTAACCGCCCTTGATATCGACCTGATCTCCGGGAGCCATCACGGCGCTACGGACAATATGCCCGGATTCCAAAAGTCCCTGGTAAGCGGTGTTGCCTTCGCCGAAGACAAAAATCGACTGGCCTCGTTCCATCAACCCTCCGCTGGCGCCTTTATCCAGTTCGACAGCCAGGGTGCGTTCGACAGCGATTTCGTGAGCGCAACTGGCGTGCACATCGACCGTGACAAAGGCCCGGTGAGTCAGCGCCACGCCTCGCTCAACCGGCGAAAACAAGCTCGGGTTGCCGTAGTTTTGCGGATCAGTGATATCGATTTGGTGATAGAGAGCGTCTCCGGGTCTGGTCTGCGGAGCGAAATATCCGCACCACATGCCGGAAGCTGAAACGATAGGGGTTTGGTCCATAAAGCTTTATACTTTGCGTGCGAGCTCCTTGCGTTTGGCATTAATCCGGGTCCGCAATTCCATCATCCCGAACGCCGCGTAGAAAGCGTCAATCGGGGTCATGGTGGTGCGGGCGAAACGTTCCAGAGCAAGCTTTTCGAGTTCCGAAAAACCGCCCTCGTAGTTGGCGATTTCCACTATTTTTGCGTTTTTCTCTTCGTCCTCAGTCATTGTTTTAGTCAGTGATTACACTACGGCCCTACCGCATTGTATAGGATCGAATTGATTTTTCGTAACGATCTCGTTTCGGTATCGCCTTGTCTGGGCGCCTGTGCGGGTGAGGTTGATAAAATCCCTCCGCTGAAAGCCGGAAAGCCGAAAGCGTTTGTACTCGGAATACCGGAGGGTGTGATCGTGACGGTACCGCTTGCCGAGACAGTGGGAGAGCCGAAGGCGTTCGTGCTCGGGATGCCGCTCGGTCCAAGACCAATCGTCAGGGTCGGGTTACCGAAGGCGTTCGTGCTTGGAATGCCGGTAGGGGTTACCGTTTGGGGAGCGCCGCCGCTTGTAACAGTGGCATAAAATCCAAATAGATCATTGCTTAGAGTGCTTCCGGCGGGATAGGTCGAGGGGAGACTCCCCGTCCATGCCTGGCCCGTGTTGTAGTAGATATTGGCTCCGGCCTGGCCCCCGTCGTAATAACCAGTAATTGTGTTGGTGACTGACGCTTGTACGGCAATCCAATAAAGGCCGGCTGTAACCGCCGCGCTCATTGAAACAGTAAACCAGCCCGTCACTCCACTGGGAGGCGAACCGGAGCCACTGGCCAGGAGCGTAAGCGGTATATCGGGGCTTCCCGCTTGATTGGAATAAAGACCCAAAGCCACCAGCGGCGAGCCTGAACTTTGCAGATAAATACTGATACTGTTGAGTGTACCGCCTGCGGTAACATTGATTTCCTGTGCCCATATCCCATTGATTGGGCTGGCATTGGCACCAGGGGTAACGTAGCCGTAATTAGGCACTGCTAGAGCGCGAATATCTTGTTCGCACCCGTGTCCCAGGCAATGGAAATATTGCTGCCGTTGGGCGTGACCGGCAGACCACTGCCGGCGGTCAGAACCGCGACCAGAGGCGAGGTCGCGGCAACGCCGGTGTCCTTGTAAAGAACGATCTGGCTAACTGCTGGCCCGGAGGCGACGGAGGCGTAAGTTACACCCGCCCCGTTAAAGACGCCGCCGGTGACCGAGGGGCTTGTGATCTGTTGCGGCGTCCCGGCATAATTGGCTCCGACAACCGACCAGTATTGATCCCCGCCGGCAGCTGTGTTTGGCGTATAAGCGCCCGTGACCAGCGCCGCCTTGATGGTATCGGTGGTCAGATTAATTGCGGGTGCGGCACCCAGCAACGACGCCTTAGCAAAAGCGTAGATGGCGCTCATTTTTTGTTACTCTTTCCGATGTCCGGATATTTGGCGTGTACCTTGGCGCGGACAGTTTTCTTTTCAGCCGTCGTGCCATGTTGCGCAACTCTCGCGAGGGCGTTCCTCGCGTGACTCTTGTCAGGAATTGGATAAGAGCCAGGTCCTTTGCCTCCTGCTCCTTCGCCTTTGCCTGGGAGAGCGAAACTTTTGGAGGGAAGTTTCTTTCGTTGTGCGGTGGTGAGTCTGGCCATAATTTTTACGCGGGTGGACCCACGGGTCGGGCCGGGTTAGAGGGGTCTAGCGTTTTGGGCGGTCCCCTTTGCCCAGTTTTTGTTCCTTGCGCTCCTCCGCGCGGGATTCGCGTTTTTCCTCCGCTTTGGAGCCTTCCTTGAGTAGTTTTTTCTTTGCCATAGAGTGCTTTTGCTCGGAGCGTCGAGCGTTGTCGAGTCGGGATGGATTTGATTTTCGCCATTACGGTCCTCCGACGATGTAGTAGATCGCGTTGATCTTTTTCAAGGACTTCTGCAAGGTATCGCCTTGCTTTGGAGCCAGGGTCGTGAGTCCGCTTCCGGCCGGCGGTGCCGGACTGCCTTTGCTGGTGAAAAGCAAGCTGTTAACCTTCATCGCAGCGCGATTAGCATTATCGCCGTTGGTCACTCTTCTGAGGACTGGTACGCCCATAGGTTCACGCCCATTTCGTGGCGGTCAGGTTAACTGATTTTCCGGTGTTCGGGCCGCTGTTAGCCGTGACGACCAGCTCGGCGCTGGCGTTCAAGGTAAGCGTCACCACCCCGTTGACGGTTGAGATCTGGATCGAGGGAACAATCAGCGCCCCGGTCATGGTGTCGCCGGATTTATGGACGGACAGATCGCCCCAGGCGCCCGATTTGCGTTCGTAAACGCCCCCGTCAGTCGGTGCGTCGGCGATCCCGGTTCCGGACAGCGTGGTGACCCATCTGCCGTTCTGCCGCGCGTACAACTGACCGTCTAAAGGGGCCTCGTCTGCTGTCGAACCAGGAAGCATTATTTCTTTTTTTTCTTTCCGGCGTACCCGCCTTTGGGTTTGGTGGCGAACTCCTCGAGTTGTTTCTCGCTCATTTGGCCCGCTACTTTTCGCGCTTCGGGAAAAGCCTTTCCCCCGCGCTTAGCCGATAACGCGGCCCCCATCAAACGTTGCTGTTTTGGAGTTCTGGGCGGCATGAGAAAAACATTAAGCGTAAACGGTCGGGAGAGGGAGCCTCTGGAGCAACGAGGAAGGACCGGCGTAATCGCTTTGGCAAGCCGATTGGGCAAGCGACAGGGTGGCAAATAGACCGATCTGGGTTACCACGTTGTTGGCGGAGTTGACCTTGTAGACTTTGAACACCGGGCTCAAGAGGTTGTCGCCGGGAAAATCGATGTGATAGACGAATCCGACCGGGTTAGTCGACGCCTGGTAAGAGATCGGGCTCAGGAATATAAGGGGTGCCGCCATAAGCAAAAGATTTCCGTGGCGCGGCGAGGGTTTTTAAGGCCCCGGAGCCCGTTCACGGCTGGAAAGGAGGTGAAGCCAAAACAGCCCAGATACGCTCTCTTTTATCGCCGCATTTTCACAGAAAAATTTACGGGCTGACCAGCAGCGTTAAAGGAATGCAGGCGCTCCCGTCGCCGGTTAAGGAAAATGTCAGAGTAGTTCCCTCGGTGTTGACCGACAGCACGCCGCCCGTGTTGGAGGTGATGGTGGCGGTGTGTTCCACGCCGGTCACCGGATCGGTGTAAGCCACTGGGGTGGCGCCTGTAGCCGAGAGAAAGGCGCTCTTGGGAGTAAAGTTAAGACCGCCCCATTGCGGCGGCGTGGGAGGGAATGGGATAACGAAGGGAGCTGGCGCGGCCAAGGTATCGGTTCCGTTGCTCATAAAGGAGAGTTATTTTTTGCGAACTTGCTGGACCACCATGACAGAGGTCGCTCGGCCTGGGTCCATTAGACGGCCGGTAACCAAATCTGCAAAAAGGCTGGCGCTGCCGCTGAAAGGAGGCAGATGCGGATCGAGCGGTACCCGGTTAAGTTCCTCATCGGACGGGCCTTGCGGCGCTTTTGGGTGAAGTTCCATAGTTTACTTGATCCTCCGCATGTGGCCGTTGTACTCGCTGGTGCTCATCGGAGCGCGAGCGGTTTTGGTGTGCGCCCCTTTGAAAGGCTTGTGCGGGTGACCGGGGACGTAATGCTTGTCCGCTTCGGCTTTGAGATACTGCGGACCCATCCGACCCACGCCGGGACCGCCCCGGCCGCGGACGTCTGCTTTAAATTGCTGCGCCATTCTGTTTTTCCTCCGTTGGTTGCGGTGGAAAGATGCCGACGCTGAAAGTCCGGGCCAGAATGCTGTGATCGGAGGTGAAACCCAGAGCATCCCGCGTCGGCTACTCTCCAGATAACCCCCAGATATTGCGGTCTAAAGATCCAGAATGTCAAGCAGTTGTCTGAAATGCTCCGAACTATCTTCGATCGCGCTTTTTGAAAATGCCCAATCTTCCTCGCTTAAAGCGCCTTGAGTCGCCTTGATGCGGATGGTTTCGAGGTCTTTGAACAACTGGGTGTGGAGATCGATGGCGGCTTGGAGTTTGGCCCTGAATTCGGGGTCGGTAGGTTTCATGCCCGGTTGGAAAAACTGACGTAAGGGGGGAAGAAATCGACCTCGATATTAGCCTTTGCCCCATGGCGCGATTTGTTGATCTGAATTTCTCTCAACGAAGAGGTTTCATCCTCTCCGTTTGGGTTGACGATGTAAAGGACGATGTCGGCATCGTGGCCGATGGCGCGGCTTTCCCGGAGCTGGTTCTGCTCGTTGAGCTGCGACAAGGAAACCACGATCACGTTCAGGTCGTTGGCCATCATTTTGAGCTTCCGGCTGATGGTTGCAAGCTCGTTCTGCCGATTGGAATCCCTGGTTAAGCCCGGAGAAATAAGCTGCAGATAATCGACGATGACCAAGTCTAGGCCGCCCTTTTTTTTGATCTGCCGGCAGCGAGACTGAATTTCTTCCACCTCCTGGATCGAGTCGTCGATGATCCGCAACGGATCTGAGTCAGGGTCGATGGTGGCGATGAATTTATCCATTTTTTCGCCGTCCTGGCTCGATAGTTCCCGGTCGCGGATATCGCTCATCCGGATACTGCAAATCTGGCTGAAAAGTCGCTCAACCACTTCTTCCTGTTTCATCTCCATCGAGAAGATGGCCACGTTTTTACGGTAACCGTTCCAGCAGGCGTGACCGGCGATGTTGTGCGCCATTGCACTTTTTCCCAAGGACGTTTTGGCCCCGATAACGATCACGTTGCCGGGACGCACGTAGCCGAGGGTCTGGTCTAATGCCGTGATGCCGCTCAAGTGCATCAAGCCTTGAGCCGCCTTTTTGTCGAACAAAGCGTCCCGAACCCTCTGAAAAAGGGCGCGGGTTTTTTCTTCGGGTTTTCTGAGCTGGATGCCGTAATCGAATTTGAGCAAGGCATCGGGATCGAAAGTTTCCTCGAGGTTGGCACACCGGTTGAGGTCTTTGAGTGCAAACTCCATCCGTCTACGGCGCTGATAAGCTTCAAGCAAAAATTTGTAGCTGAAGCGCCAGTCTTCCACCGGGCTGGTGTAAAAGAGGATCTCCTGCAAAATCCCTTTGCCGCCGATTTCGGCCAACTCGGCCAGGCTGAAGGTGGAAAACACCATGTCGAGCGTGAGGTGATCGTGGTTGCAGGCCAGCTCGCACAGATGGAGGAAGATAATGTTGCGCGGGCAACTGAACATCTCGGGCGAAAAGGTCTGCTCAAGCAAAATCTCCGGCCGCTGAAAAATGCAGGAGATCACCACGTTCTCGGAGATTTCCCGGTAAGGGAAGACGGGCTCAGTCATTGGAGGACGGTTCTGGGGGTGTAGCCGTTAAGTTTGAGCGGTGGATCAACCTTATTGAGCCAGTTGACAGCGAACTGCCGGGTGAGCTGGCGTCCGTGATGAGCGCTAAGCCAGGCTTTCATTCGCCCGAACTCGCGCTCGACGTCGATGCCTTTGTACGCCGGATTAGTTTTGAGCTGAGCAATGAAATCCGAATCAGCAACGCGCACCTTCTTCTTTTCGGAAGTGAGAGAGGAGAAAGGAAGAGGGGGATTGGGGGAGAAACCATTGAGGAGAGGAGAAACCTTTTCTTCTTCAATGTCACCGGGGGGGGGTGTCACGGATGTCACCGGGGTATTAGCAAAGGCTGTGAATCGGTAGAGATTAGAAATCTGTGAACCGTTCTGACCAAACTGCTGAGAACTTAAAAGCTCTGATCTATCGGTAAGTGATTGCAAGTGCCGCTGGACTTGCCTTTCAGATATCCTGCATCGGACGGCCAAGGACTTAATAGTCGATAAATTTGCAGGCCAGCAATATCCTTCGTCATTTGCCATATCGGCCAGAGCTAACGATACCAACAACTCAGTCCCTTCAGCTTTGGAGTTTTTCCAGACCCAGGAGGAAACATGAATGCTCATTTTTCCTCCTTGCCGTAATTATTCTGATTTTCTAACATGCTCCGGGGAAAACGAAAGCCTTCTAGTGGCGCACAGGTACAATAGGTCAAGATCGGGAGAAGACCTCTGCACGCCACCAGAAGGCTCTTGTAAAAGGCTTCCGGAGATTCGGACTCCGATCTACGTTGTTTCCGGGACGATTGTACTCGCCCTCTCTTTAACTGCCTGATTGGTAGCTGATTATTTTCGGATCGTCAAATAAAAAGTTTTATTGTTATCTAAGACGATGGCAAGGGTTTACCGCAACATCAGCTATTGTTATGCATATCCATTGACAGAGGCTGCGATTGGCGGCATAATTCTGTAAAAAATGAACCAGGCAAATAATATCCAACATGTCGAACTCGAGGGTGATTTGGAGTATTTGACGGTTGGGGAGTGTACCGCGCTGCTGCGCTATCGCAATAACCAGTCGATCATGCGGATGATCAAAAAAGGGATTATCCCGGCGGTGGCGGTCAACCGTAAGCAGGTTCTGGTGCCGAAAGACGCCTTCATCAAGTTCCTGGTCGGGAAAAAACTTCACATGACCGCCCGGATGCTGGTCATGACGCGGGTGCAGGATCTCGATGTCGAGCAATCGCCCGTCCCGGCCAGACGTCCCAGAAAACCGCGAAACAAGAAGGATACTAATGCCAATAGCGATGTCCATAGCTAATATCGGTGCTTTTGCGGCCTTAGCGGCTTTAGCGGCTTTTTCGGGCTGGGTTTTGCGCGGGAAAATGGATAAAATTTCTCGCAAACGGGAGCAGCAGGCATGGAAAAAGAACCGCATTTTTATGCCGAATCGGACCACGAAATCATGACGGAACAAAGAGCCAGGGAACTCGCAAAAAACCTGATGGAATGCATCAAACCCAACGAGAGCTACGTCGTGATTGTCGGCGACGAATTGAACAGCGCGATGCTGAGCAACGCTCCGCCCTCCTCGGTTAAAGCGATGCTTGTTTCGATCGCCGACAGCATGAAACAGACCAGTGTTCCGGAAAACAACTAAAAAATGAAAAAGACCAGAATTTTGGCCGAGGACAACCTTGAGGCATGGCATGAGGTCGCCACCAATCTCTTAAATAACGATGCCAGCCATCCCGTGATCCGGGTGTTTTTCGAGCACACCATAGAGAAGATGCGCAAAAACCCTCGGCTCCTTTTCCAGGTCGCGTTCTGCATGGGCGTTTGCTCAGCGCTCCGGCACATTAAAAGCGGCGACATGGTGATCAGCGACCTGACCGAGAACTGACTCTTTCAAGTGAGCGATGGAATCATCAAAATCACGCTGCGCGATGAGGTGCTGGGGTTTATGGGACCGATTCTGGACCGATCGCGGGAAGAAAACCGCTACGAAGGGGTCCTGTGCACGATCGCCCGAACTTATAAGCCGCAAAAAGGGGTTACGGTCCTGGAACTGCAGATTCGACAGGTTCCGCGCCATAAATTCCTCCGGCTGCTGAAATTTTTGACCGAAATAGACCAACCAAAACAAAATGAGTAACGAAATAGACGACAAAGAACCGAACTCCGATTCCGAGCACGAATCGGTGCTCCAAACAATTGCTCCCTCAAGTCTGGAAGCGATCCAGCGGGCGGAGGTCGACGTGGCCATCAGTACGGCGAAGAAATTCCCGCGCGACGTGGCGGCGGCGATCAAGACCGTTAAAGAACTCGCCTTGCGCAACCCGAAGGTGGCTGCGCGGTGCAATTACGCGGTGCCGAAGGGCGGCAAGACGCGGGTGGGTCCCAGCGTGCACTTTGCCAAGATGGTGATGTACGCCTGGGGCAATTGCACGGCCATCTCGCGGGTGATCGGGGCTGACCGGGAGAACGTCCATATCCAGGGCGTTTTTCATGATTTGGAAAAGAACGCCCGGATCGGGATCGAAATGGATTGGCAGGTCCAGGCCCCTAAAGACCGGAGCGACCAGATGTGGAAGTACCAGATCGACAACGCCAAACGGGCCGGGGCGAGCGTGGCCTTGCGCAACGCGATCATCGCCGGGACCCCGTGGGTTTTGTTCGAGGATGTCGCCGAGGAAGCCAAGCTGGTGGCTGTGGGCGAGGGGAAAAGCTTTATCGACAGCCGGAACAACGCAGTCAGCGTTTGCAAGGAGATGGGCATCACCCAGGCGATGATTTATAAGGCTTTGAATGTAGGCGGGTTGGAATCTATCACGACCGACGACCTGATCTGGCTCCATGCCGTTTTGCAAAACATCCGGGACCAGACCAGCACGATCGAGGAAGTGTTCGGCCCTCCGCTTGAGAAAGCCAAGGTGCCGCCGCCGAAGGCGCCGCCTCAGGAGGAGCGCAAACCCACCCCCGCGGCCAAGACTGAGCCAGTTCGTCCCGCCCACGAGCCGCAGCCCAAGAAGCGCCAAAATGTCCCTGCCCCTGCGGCCGCGCCGAAAAAGGCAGACGTGCACGAGGACCCGCTTTTCAGCGAGGAAGAGCCCCGCAAAAATGAGCCGACGCCGGCCGCGGCCAAGGCGCAAACGGCAAGCGCTTTAGCGGCCAAGGTGCGAACTTACATGACGGACGCCAACCTCTCAGAAAGCGAATACATCGGGTGGCTGTCAAGCATCGGGTGCGCGGGGCCGAGTGCAAGCAACATCGAAGCGATCGAGCCGAAATATCTGCAGGACACCATCGCCAACTGGGACTCAAATCTCGAGGCGATCCTGGAATGGAAAAGCGCCGAGGTAAAGTGAGCTTACAGGAACAACAAGACGCCGAGGTCCGCAGGCTGATGCAGGAGTTGACCCGGGTCAGGCGTCTTTGCACCCGCGCGTCCGACGCGCTGGAGAGTGAACCACTGCACCAGAGACATCCTTACAAGGAACGAAACGATCTAATCGCCGAACTGCGAAAGGCGGCGCGTTACGGAAGGAGGTAAATATTTAATGTCCATTAAATACGTAGATAAATACGTAGAGGATCTCCCACCCGATTACGATTTCAGCGCCGAAGTGGTGAGCTTAAGCAATAAAATCAGACCCTTTTTAGCTGGGCGTGAACCTGCGGTTCAAAGTGCGGTGATTGCGGATCTGCTCGCCATCTGGCTGGCCGGATTCCGGGCCGTGGACGAAGAGGGAACCGAACGGCTGCGTAACGGCCTCTTGTACGGCCATGTGCGGCTGGTGCGCGATTTGATCCACGTTAACGAGGAGATCTTGAGCAAATGAACTCTCCTATAGACGGCCAAGAGGAATTCGATTTTGATCCGCGCAGGAAATTCCGCTCGAGCGACCCGATCACCTCGCGCCTGGCCGCATTCGAGAACCTTCCCTTGAAAGACACCCAGCGCCGAGCGCTACTTGATATCCATCTCGCTCATCCTCTTGGCCTTACCAACGACGAACTTGACACCCTATCCGCAATCGCCCTCAATAGCCTGACCACTCGGGTAAGCGAACTTTCCCGAGGCGGCTGGCTGGAGGACAGCGGCCTGACACGCCCGACCCGGAACGGCATCCACGCCGTGGTCTGGCGCGTCACGCAAAAAGCCAAACAGCAGAGCTTATGCAGCCTGAACCCTTAAAGCCCCCGCCCCACACCCGCTACCCTCGATCCAGTTCCTTTTACGCCCTGGACAATTGCGACGCCTCTTTCACCTTGAGCCAGGCGTCCGGCGAGGAACCGCCCACCCCTTATGCCTTTAAAGGCACCGAGGTCCACGGCGTGCTCTCCGGCAAAATCCCCCGCGCTACCGTCGACGACGCCACCCAGGCTCTCGCCGACGATCTGGCCGGCCAGCGGGCCAACGCCCTGCGCCTCTGGGTCGGCCTCGATGCCAAAATAGAGGAAGAAACAATCGAAACACGCCTCTGGCTGCGCCAGGGCCTGATCCCGCTCTACAGCGGCCAGCCCGACGTCTTCGCCAAAAGCGATTCACGCGTCTTTCTTTCCGATTACAAAAGCGGCTGGCACCCCCTCGACCACTGGGTCGCCACCAACTCGCAACTACGTGCTTACGTCCCTTTAATCGACGAGCATTATCACCACGCGCTCGACGAAATCACCGCCGCCATCCATAAACCGGGTAAAAAAAGTCCGCCCGCCATCTTTTTCCGATCCGAAATAGACCAGGCCCGCGCCTGGGCCATCGATGTCGTCCGCCGCGCCCGAGACAAACACCACGCCCGCCCATCCAGAGGCCCATGGTGCACCTACTGCAGCGGCAAAGTCCTCTGCCCACTATGGAAAGACGAAATTCGCTCCTTCAGCGATCTCGCCACCGCCCTGGTCAGCGATATCCCAGACCTCGCCCTGCGCGAAATCGCACCAAAACTCGACTTAGCCAAAACCGTTATCGACAAACTTTCCGCTCGCCTCTACGAACGCGTCCGCCTCCACCCAGAAATCTTTACCGACTGGCGCTTCGAACCAGGTCAGCCTTCCCGCAAAATCGACTCCGTCCCCCAAGCTTACATCAAACTCGTCCAGGACCCCGAGTCCAACGCCCTCTCCCCGGAAGAGTTCTTGGCCTGCTGCAGAATCGCCATCGGCGATATCGAACTTTGCGTCCGCAAAAACCGCCGCCTCTCCGTCAAAGACGCCCAAGCCTGGATGGCCGCAACCCTCCAAGGCATCATGCATACACGCCGCCCGCGCGACCTCCTCGTCTATGACCCGCGCCCAAAAGAACTCCCTCCACCCTCTCAGCCTCCCGATCCCGCAGCATGAAGTATTCCACATCCAAACACGCCCCGCGCCATAAACGCGAAATCTCACGCAACCCAGTAGGAGATTGGATCTTACGCAAGTTCGCCTGCCGTCAACAACCGCGCAAAACCCAGCAGCATAACGCCTTCTCCACTGCCTTCCTCGCCAAAATGTCACCCGAAAATCAGGCCTACGCTCTCGCCTGGAACCTACGCCGTAAACGTGACAAAATCGGCTATGGGCATAAACCTCAACTCCCTCTCCCCTCACCAACTCTCCCTTATCGATCCATCACAGAAAAAATCGTTGAAGATCATTTCAACCGCCAAAAACAATCCCGAAATCATAGAACAACGTAACTTCGCCATCGCCTGTAAAGCCCGCGGCTGGCGCCACTTATGGCACAATACCGCCAAACCTTCCACCGCCAATGTCGGCGCCCCTGACTTCGTCGTCGCTGCCCGTAACCACACCTTCTGGATCGAGTTCAAACGCCCAAACCAAAACCTCCGCCCTGACCAAGCTGCCTTCCATAAACAACTCCGCCAAAACGGCGTCTCCCCAGCCATCGTCCATTCCGCTCTGGAAGCCGTCAACCTCATCGAAACCTTCCACTCCAAAACATGATGACGTGTCATACAAACTCCCCATCCAAATTCTCCAAAATTTGGAATTCTTGCGAGAGGTCTTCCTCTACACAAACTAATCCAAAATTCGGATTTCTTTCACGTGGTGTATATGCGCAACCG